GTCGTTTAGGTTGCGGTAATAATCATACACTACCACGACGCTGCGTAGCTCAGGTACGTTTAAAAATGCGCGGTGTGTTGTGTCTCGAAATTCTTTGTTGAGCTTCTCGTCAAAAAACATCGCGTTTTCATTAATATTGTCTGCCATCACATCTCTTTCAAAAATCAACCAATTGAATTAGTGTCGTCCCAATCTTCAAATGTAACGTGAGGTGTGCGACAATACGATTTAAAAACGTCGTTACCAAGATTGGCCAGCCGAGAGATAGCAAAGCCGTAAACAGCGATACTACCTACTCGGCTAAGCCAAAAGGCATCTTCGCTAACTAGTAGCACCCCGCAAAGCATGCCGACCCAAATTGACAAGCACCAAGGACAACCTAATAGTTCTCCCAGTTTACCTGTCCACATTTCAGTTCGAGCGCGCAGCGGAGCCATTAACGATGAATGGTGCCAGATTTCTACGATCTGCCATGTTGCTAGTGTTGCGATGATTAAATCCATGAGGTTTTATCATTCTCCTGCAACGATTAGGCCTACTGTTAAAATTAGGAGTGCAATCATTGCAAGTCCAATATTTCCGGTAAACACAAGGGCTATTGCTGTAAAAACATAGCAAAGACCCCATAACGCAATGTCATCAGCCATCAGCTCCACCCCCTGAGGGAGGAGACCAATTATTCAGTTTAACACGATCTGCAGGAGGTGCCCCTTCACCAGCAATCAACTCACCTATAGGTTTTCCGGTAGGATCCGGATACTGGTGGATGAGCAGTTGTCTGGGCGCAAAAGTTGGCGACGGCCAACCGAGCGGTCGCATTTGTTTGCGCCGTTGGTAAGCGAAAGGGCTACGAGATGGCATATTGGCCTCCCCCGCGTTAACGTGTTAAGAATCAGAATTAGTATCAACTGTTTTTAAGTTTTCTGGTGTTTCAAACAGCATTTTATTAAGGCTTGTACCGACATACCAGAGACTTTTGGCAATGATTTGAACTGCCAGGGCTGCCGCTACCACTATAGCGGCCATAAACGTCAGAATAATCTGACTAGGTTTGAAATCCTTCATGAAAGTTTACTCCTATGGTAACAGATTACAAAAAACTAAAACTAAGCCGACAGACTTCTAGTCAGACGCTGGCGGCAGAAGAACAAGAAGGCGGCGGTTTTGACCATGATTTAAGTACGTTGGAAAAATCACCACTATTAGCTAACTACAAGCCTATAGCTAGCGACAATCCAATGATCAAGCGGCTGCACATGGCGCAGCATGTCATGAAACAATCAGGCTATCTGACAGTAAAGCCGTTGCTGCCGCTTTTTCTTTCTATTCGCGGTAAACCTTACCACCTACACGACCACTTTCCTTTTGCTCCTTTCTTTAGAACAAGAATGCCAACAAAGACGCTATTAAAGACTGGTCGTCAGGTCTCTAAAAGTACGTCGTTAGCTGCGCAAGGCGTTTTGTTTTCTAATTGCATTCCTTACTTCTCGACGCTGTACATCACACCGCTGTTTGAGATGGTTCGACGTTTTAGCCAAAACTATGTAGCCCCGTTTATTGAGACTAGCCCGGTAGGCAGGCTCTTTAGCGGAGAATCAACAATTAATAATGTGCTTCAACGCAGTTTTAAAAATTACTCGCAGATGCTTTTTTCGTTTGCATATTTGGATGCAGAACGTACCCGCGGTATTTCTGCCGATAAGAATGTTATTGACGAAGTTCAAGACATGGACATTACGTTTTTACCTATCATTCACGAAACTATTTCAGCGTCTCGCGACTGGGGCATCATCCAGTATGCCGGTACACCTAAAACTCTCGACAACACGATCGAGCGGCTATGGGTTGATAGCTCTATGGCAGAATGGGTAATTAAATGCCCACACGGAGGCTGTGGTCACTGGAACATACCGGCACTCGAATTTGACCTGATTAAAATGATTGGTCCAGTCCATGACGGCATTAACGATCAGTGTCCTGGTGTTGTTTGCGCTAAGTGCCAAAAAGCAATCAATCCAAGACCGCCATCTCAAGGCGGAACGGGTCGATGGATTCATCGCGTAGAAGACAAACGATGGACTTTTGCAGGCTACCATATTCCACAGATCATCATGCCAATGCACTATGCCAGCGTTGAAAAATGGTCAAAACTTGTCGATAAGAAAGAGGGAAGAGGAAATGTTCCGATTCACGTTTTCTACAACGAAGTTTGCGGTGAAAGCTGGGATTCTGGTTCTAAGTTAGTCACGGTTACAGATTTGAAACGCGCGGCTAATCTTGGTTGGAGAAACAGCGTAGATAGCGCTTCAAAACAAATTAGCGGCTATGTCCATCGGTTCCTTGCCGTTGACTGGGGTGGCGGCGGAGTCAATAAAGGTAAAAGCGATTTCGCGTTGCAATCTTATACGGTTATTGCAGTGTGCGGTTTAGCGCCAAACGGACAAGTTCACGTGTTGTACGCTCACAGGTGTTTGACACCAAACGCACACATTGCGGAGGCTAAGTTAATTCTCAACCTAATGACCTTGTTTGAATGCAGTCACGTAGTGCACGACTACACTGGAGCAGGTACGGTACGAGAAACCGTTTTGCTCCAATCAGGTTTACCTGCGCATAGCCTACTGCCTATAGCTTATACTGGACCAGCAAAAGGTGACATTATCGTATACAAGCCACCAACACAAACGCACACGCGCGGTCACTACACAATGGACCGCAATCGCGCGTTAAACTATTGCTGTCAGTTTATCAAATCAGGTGTGATTCGATTTTTTGACTACGATTACCGTGGTGCAGAAAATGTAGGTCTTTTGCATGACTTTTTAAATCTAATCGAAGACAAAACAGAATCTGGCACCGGAAGGGACAACTATAAAATTCTGAGAGACCCGGCAGGCCCTGATGATTTTGCTCAAGCAGTCACTATGGGCACTATGATGCTGTATCAGCTTTTAGGGCGATGGCCAGATTTGGCTTCTTACGAAGACGTTACAATCGACGAACAAGCTTTAATGGCATCTCGCGGGCAGGTCGCGCTGGACTGGGAAGGTAGTTAATTCGGCACAACCAGTCCAATTTTGTCTGCGATTTCGCGATACGGCCCACTCGACTGTTTTTACAAATGTTCCTTTAATTGAAGGTTGGCTATCGCAAGTCAAGTCGTTTGATGGCGGCGTTAATCCTTTCTTGCGACGCGAAATGAAATACTTCACGAAATTGTTGCGACGTAAACTCAAGCCAAGCTTTCCAATCTTTAGCTTTTGGTTTAGGTAGCTGAGTAAAATGCCTCAAATAATTGAGCACAATTTTGTCCGCACTGTGCGAAAACAATCGAGGCTCAAGCATAAGGTCAACCAAATCAATTAGAATCAATTCTCGTCGAACTGCATTTTTTGGTGTCTTGCCTGCGGTAACAAAAAAACCTGTAGCGTCGTACTTTTGGATGTTAGTCCAATTGTCTAAACGCCGTGGCCACTTGTGGATCCATTGGTTATAGCCTCCTCTACGAATGTCCATACGGTGGTATAGCATAGACAGCCCTGCATCAACTTGCTTACGCTCAATCCAGATACCTTGAGTTGTTAATCCAGCACAGCTAGCCGTAACTTGCAAGGCAACTGCGAGAGCTAAAGCCCAAGTAGCTTCCATTTCTGGATTGTCACGAGATAGCGACGTACAGACTTCATCCGTCAAACGACATTGGCTTTGTTGCGGCCCAGGTACATCTTCGGCAAACGTAAAATCTGGAATTTGCCGAAATGTGCCTTGAACAAGTTTTGTATGTTGAAACTGAAAGCCCTCACCGTCCCAGCCGACTTCTTCTAATCCGCGAACAACCTCAGGTGCTTGAAAACGGCAAGCTGCATCAAACGGACAAAAGTTTTCACTTTTAAGATTGTTGTACTGATTCATAAAGATATCAGCTTGTAACAGTATTTGGTTTTCCAGTGCAAAATTGCGTAACCAGGTCCAGTTTGCTTTTTTAATTGGCACGCGAAAATTTGCAGTTTTTTTACCGCTGGTTAAGGTGCCTACGTATTCTCGACTGTTTTTGCGAACAACAATGTAATTAATTCGAAGAACGCCTGCTAACCTTACATGACCGCTGCGACTGTACCACTTGCCTTTGCGTTCAATTAAGACTGTGTTCCCGCCTACACCTTGCACGCCTCCGCGTGCCGTGACAGCTACAGTGATTCTGCGACCAAAGTTTGACTGCGCACTTGGTTGAACTGTTTTATGCACAAAGTCATACACTTGCGTTGAATACTGCTCTGCGTCTTGCAATAGATTAATTTTTTCTTTTGGAGTAGCAGTTCTTGCCCAGTTTTTCAATGCGCGTTCGTAGGGACTGGCGTTACGAATCAGCTTTGATATCCCGTCAGTTGCGGGTTGATGATGTACCCAACTCCACCAGCGACTGCCTGATACCTCTTCTGGTTGTTGTCGCGTACTGTCTGGACCTAAAAACGTTAGCGAAGCATCTGTCATCATTGCCTGATGCAAGATATTTGCCGTTGGTTTGCGTTCCCATAAGACAAGATTTCGACCACTAAAAACTGACCATTGTTTTTCACGATAACGCCATACACCAAAACGCGAACCCAAAAGCGGTAGCGGTATGCGGCTGTTATTGAAGTTGTGCATTTGCAACATGAGCATTGGACTTAACATCGATGTTACAACGATGTGTTGCGACTGACTTTGATCTAGCAACGGTAAACCGGCAAAGCCAACTTCTCCTGTAAGGTATGCTGAAGAATACCCAGTAGGGCAGGTTATAAAGACTTCACGATGCTGAGGGAAACAGGCAAATGCGCCAATGTCTGTAGGTGTACGAAAATACGGTACAACTGCCATCATGCTTTGAGTTTTGCCAAAGATATTGCGAAAGTGTTTGTTTGCTACGTCAGAAGAAAGCAAACCGTACAACTGTCCTGGTCCTTCTAGGAAACGCTCTAGTCCCATTGTCGAAGGCCGCTGCCAGCCTAGACTTTGCAGATACTGATGCTGTTCTCGCCGGATATACCTCATGTTTTCCTGAGCCTCAGCCCAGGCTAGCTTGAAGCGACGCCGGAAGTCTTGGTTTTTTTCAAACGCTTTACGGTCTGTTGAAGAGATGTTCAAATTAAGTTTTTCGGCCAGGTAGTCTAAAGCGGCTGACTCTGTCAAGCCTAGATGCTCAGCTGCCATTGCCAAAACACTTCCAGAGACTTTACACTGAGAACAATAATGCCATTCTTCAAGATTTCTGTTATCTTGATAAATGGTCCAAGCGTTTGATCCGCAATATGGACATTTCGCATTAACTGTGTATTTTGCAGTTGGTTCCAGCCCTAGTAGCGGAGCAACTGTTTGAAATTGTAACCCTGCATGGATGTCTAGGAGACTCACAATGCCTTCACCTTCTGTTGTGCTCGATCCGGCTTCGGACAAAACCCGCACCGAGCTTACTAAACTTGCTAGTCGATACGACTTCCCGCAGTTTGTGCGAGCTGCCGATCTGGATAGTACTATGAATCCAGGTGAAATTGCTGTAACAGCTTACGCCGATCCGGTCAATAAAAAGTACGCATGTCATTCCGCAGCTGCCACCTGGCTTTCAGCCGCGTACTTCCATGAGAAGTCGGCCGAATACCATCCTAAACATCAGTCGCGCATTTGTGAACGGCTAGAACGCTTTGCAGACTATTTTGGTATTCGTCCGGCTTACGAAGCAATAGTAAAACAAGCTAGTGCACTTCGAGATCAAGATCACTTGCCCGACAGCAGTTATGCTTATGTTTGGCAAGCAAACGACGGTTACAAAGAGCGATACTATCCGCTAACATCTGCACTTGAAGTCAAGGTAGCAGCTGAGTGGTTACGAGACAACCGAGATCGCATTCCTTTTGCCGATCGCAACGTGATTAGCAATCGCATTCTTGAAAAGGCCGCACGTTACGGCGCAGGCCTTGGTGATGAGTTGACCGACTTTGTTGAAAAGCAAGCGGGACGCGGTATTCCTGACCCACCCGAGCTTTACACAATGCTCGAGCGACGAGCAATGCTTGCTAAAAAAGCCGATCATCGCGAAGCCATCACAAAGCTAGCAGAATCGGTACGCAACACGCCGCGAGTCGCTTTGCAGCCTAACGAGCTTATTAAGCTCGCAGCAACGGTAGACTTGGTAGATCACGCTTTGGGGTTGAAAGGCAAGTACACTGAGATTTTGCCGCGACCTGAAGATGTGATTTTCAAAGTCACATTTACTAAGGCCGCATCAGATCACGGTAAGCTTTGCACACTTCAAACCGGCAGCATCTACGACAAATCGCAGTTAGCTAAGTTGGCGCGCGAAGATGTTGCAAGCGTATTTGGCGATGACTTTGCAAATGAAGTTTGCACCGGGTTTGACGTAGACCCGGAAAAGATTGCAGAGCTTGCACATACATTACCACGACCAGATGCTGAATTGCTTGAGCATCTACTTTCAGAGGCAGGTCAACGGCCGCAGCTGGCGAAATCCGCCAGCTACGAACCGCTTGACACTGAAACACTGGAAGCGCTGGCTAACGCTTACCGCTAACGAACAGAAGGCGGATCAAACTCGTCGGTATCTTCGAGCTCGTCCTCATCCACCTCAAATGGTTCAAGCTCGATACCCAGTATTTTAGCAAGTTCTTCGCAATCATTTGCCATTGGCTCAAACGACTCTCGCCCTTCGTCGTTTGAGCAATCCCAAATCTGCAGCAATCCGTCTAGGCATGAGTCGCGCAATCGTGTTAGGATTTTTTTTATTTTTTCTTTTTCTTCCGCGGTTGCCATTGCTAACACCTTAATCGTAAAGTTTTGCTTGTTTCAAAAGCCCAACAATAGTTTCTTCTGGAACGTCTAGTCGGGACAAGTCACCCATCATCTAACCCTTTCTTGGTATATCTTGCAGAACCCGCACCCGAAGGTGGCTGCATTACACGCGTATGTTTAACGTCTTCACCAGGACGGTGCCGATCAAATGATTTCCCATTTCTTATTTGAAAATGGGTGGGCAACGAGCGTGTGCTCGTTGCTTGATTTAGGGGTAGCGAGCAGAAAAATTCCATAGTTTTCCACGTTCCAGTTTGCTGCTTTAATAGCCGCGGTGACTGCTGCTCTTTTACGGAGTCCGGCGTCACTGAAATTTACGTTTCCGTAACCCGGCTCGTTACTTGGCAACACACTTTGACAAACAACTACAACTCCAAGCACACCACTAACTGTAGCATACAATGCGACAGCAGCAGAATGCAGGATTCGACAGATGAACAACATCATGACTTTTCTTCTTGTGGCCGTAGTATAAATGAAAAGAGCCCGCCAAACCATTTACGAATCTGACGGGCTCTACGCGTGTCCTCTGCATTTACCAGGGCTTGGAACCCGCACTCGCGTCGCTCGTTAAACCTGACGCTAGCACATGATTTCGTAGACAGTTCTACCTTCTCTACCTTCGCTTTTTTTCTTTGTTTGCCCACCTAACGGCATATCGTGAAAACAACCGCCGTTGACTGTTTTGTTGCTTACGGCCTTTGTGATTTTGTCTGCAGATTTTTTAGACTGCACCTGAATACGGTCATAACAAATACCGCTGTGAAACCAGACAATGTCTTTGGCTGGAATGTCAAAGCGTTTGGCAAGCCACGTTCTGGTTTCGTCGTCAATTGTCGCATTCATATGATACCTCGTAGATTCTTGGATCTGGACCTTCCCATTGGCGCAATAACGTTTTGAGAGTGGCGATCGCTGCGTGCAGCATGTTGTTTTGCAAAACTTGAGCGTGTCCTGCGAGAAAGTTACCAGCGTTTTCTTTGCTCCATCCAGGTTTCCACTCGTCAAGTGCCATCAGCACATCAATGCTGATGTTGGGCATGACCAACAAGTCCGGGTGGTACAATAAAACATCATTCAACGTCACATGCACAAGAGCTTGTTCGTTTAACGAATAGTTATCTGTGCAGATTTCTATTAACGGAAATGCGTCTTCTTGAGTTTTACGCACCAACACTGAAACGTCCTCAGTCTCGATGAGTTCATCGTGCGGATGCCCGTGCATTCTTAGAAAACAACTTCCGCAAGTCCCGTCACTAAGCAAATGACGTTCTGCGGGCGTCAGCTCTGGAAAAGCGTCTTGCACAAACATTTCTCGCCTAATCCACTTTTTGTAACTGTCGTGATCCAGGTTGAACGTTGTTTTGTTGAGGCAATGTTGGCAGACTACAGACTTGTCGATTCTTTCCATAATTTTTCCTCGGTAAAGGTTTATCTCGAAAACAAAGCTGACAATGGCTGCAGGTCATTTTGGTGATGCCGTTCTCAGCAGGACAAACTAGTGCAGAACCTACCCACTTCAAAATAGTCGCATCTTTATCTCGAAAGATAAGATCAACTTCGTAGGCAGGTATGTCGGTATCGTCTGTCATCAGGAATGCTCTGCGAACATTATCAACTTCAGGCGGCGGACCAGATTCGCGATCACAACTAAACCAAAGCATTACGTTTGGCAGTTGTGCGTATTCGCGAAGCCGCTCTAGTACAGCCGAATCTGTCCAGCTGCGGGTGTAAGCATAAAACAACAAGCGCTGATTTCGTTTTGCAATCTCAATCCATTTTTCGGTGTATTCGACGGAGTAAAAATCTCCACTAACATGCACTCGCAAGATGCGAACGTACAGGGCATATAACCAACTGTTCACTCGCTGAACAAAGTCGGGTTTTAGCGACTCTGCATAATTAGATGCCAGCGAATTTTTAACATTTGTTTGATTGAAGTGTCCATGGGTAGCGTAACACAGCTTCAAACAAAGAGTAGTTGCGCCGATGCAAATTGAACGAACCGCAGAAGGGATAGACCAATGGTGAATTAGTGATCCGAGCTTTGTATTTCCTGGCCTGATTGGCATGGGATTCCTTTCAAAAAGAAACGCCAGGGGATGCCTGGCGTTTTGGTGCCTAAAACATGTCGTGCAAGCTTGGCACAAGTTAATCGTCGTCTTCAATGAAACCTTTCTGCTGAGCGATCCACCCGGTCATGATGATGTAGCCCTTGTCGCCGTCGGCGAGGCAGTCGGTCTCCCTGATCTGGCTCTTGGGCAGCCACATCTCGACGGGCTTGCCCTCGTCGTCGGTCAGCGAGATCAGGAACGCCTTCTCGGTCACACGCTTGACCAGCACGTCTTCGAGCGTGAAGGTGTTTTCTTCTTTTTTAGCCACGGGTCGCTTCCTCCGTTTCGTCCTTGGAGATCCAGACCCAGGCACGTACCCAGGTTCCATCGTCAGTGACTGAAAGATCTGCTGACGTCAGCCGGTCGATTTCAATTTCAGTACTTCCGTATTTGTCTTGTGCTCGTTGTCGCAACACATCCAGTTCTTGTTGTAAATGTGAAGAGGCTTCAAGCAGGTGACACAAACAGCCACAAACTGCGCATTCTACGTCGGTATAAGGTTCGCCTAATTCCAAGCGTTCATGCAGGTCTTTGGCTTTTGGCAGTTCGTTATACGGCTTAATCGAAGGGCAGTTACTGCATTGCATCATTTGTAGTTGCATAACGTATCCTTGTAGCTGTCGCGGGCCGCCTGGATGTCGTCCCAGGGCGGCCACGGCGGGTTATGGTTCCATTCGCGGGCGAGTCGACGAGCTTCCCCCCGGGAGCCAACGTCAGTGCGACGTTGGCTTCCCAGGGGTCGGCGTAGCGGTCGACCACGTAGTGCCAGCGGTGACCGTCGCGGTCACCGTCGCTTTCGTGGTAAAAACGCATCGAATTACGTTCGGAAATAAACGTCCTCCGGTGCAGGTTTCTCTGTAACAAAATACCCCATTCGATTTACGAAGTGGTATCCGCTACTGATGACCAAGCGGCCATCGCAATCTAACAACGTCCAGACTGAATTATCAGAAACTTTAGTTTTGACAAAATCGAGTTCTGGTCCGTAGGTTTCAAACATGCAACCATCAAAACTGGCGTTGAACGCCAGATGGTTTTTAATCGGCTTGTACTTTTCCCAAAAAGTATTCGCCATGATTCTAGGCATTGTTGTCCTCCTTTAACCAAACAGGCGATTTGTCCTTTTCAGGTGTCATGATGCAACTGTCGCCGTAACAAATTCCCGGCAGGAAATAAGGACAAGGTTTGCCCTCAATTGCCTGGGCAGGCGGACCCATCATGGACACGTTTCGGTGTCCCGAAGGTGCCTGCGCCGTAAAGCGCAGGCACGCATCGCGATTAGGACAGCTTTCACCAGTGCATCGTGTGATGTCGGCTAATGGCACGAAATGCTCCTAGAGTTCGTCAACTTTTTTAATAACACGCTTTGCAGCCACAACCTTGGTTGGGCTGCTGCGCTCCAAGTTTGACACGACGACAGTATTGCCTGCCCGTGCGGCTTTAGGCGTAACTGCGCGGAACTTTTCTTTCGCGTCTTCCTCGCACTTATTGTACAAGGCCACAAGCGTTGAATCGCTGGTCTCGAGAACTTTATCCGCTCCAAGCTGAATAATCGCTCCCAAAGCGCCGTTGACGTTCATCATGGTCTCTAACCATGCTGTGCCCGGCTTTACGCCATCCTTCTTCGCTGCTTTGGGGTTCGATTTGCTTTCAGCGTCATACTCCTTGTTAAGCGTTGAGGCATAGCTCAACAACAAAGGCTTGAGGAACTTGTCCATGTAAAAGTTTGGACTTTGAGTAGTATCGACGCCCCGACTCAGCGAACCGTCTAGGTGAATCACGACATCAAAATCATGATTGCCTGGGGTCACTTTTTCGCCGCCGTCCGTGCAGCGTTTCAGCTCTTTCTCAGCAGTCTTCAGCAGTGCAGTAGCTTCAATAACATTCAATGGCTTACTCATTGGGCACATTTCCTTCAATTCTGGAATTTACAAGCTCAATCTCGGCGGCAATCGCATCGGCGCGCCGCCAAAACGGCCCCAACGTGGGGCCGTTAAAAATACGAGCCTGCCAGCGACAAGGCCAGCGGCGAGTGAACCCTGCTAATGCAGAGTCGTCAGACACGCGTCGCCTGATCCAGTGGAACCAGCAACGCAACAACGGATTAACCGGCTCGACATGACTGACTCGATGCCGGTTACTCAACCCAAGGAGCTGAGTAACCGGACTTTCGAGACCAATCATGTTGCCGTCGGTGTCAATGAACACTTTTGGCATTACTCAGAGGCTCCACCAACCTTGATCTTGCGACGAGGGCCTTTTCCTTGCTCTCGGATTTCCATCTCCGTGCTGGTCAACTTGTCCAAAAAGCTTTGGAACGAAGCTTTGGCTTGCTGTCTCGCAAAGCCGCTGTTGCGCAGCTGCTTTGTGATTTCAGCAGCAGAGCCGCCCATGTTGCCAAGCGTAGATGATACTTCTTCAGCCAGCTTAGTCAGACTGTCTGAGCCAGTAGCCGAACCTAGCATGCTTTTCACGGACTGAATCTTGTTTGCCAACCAGATGAGGTTGTCAAACGAAGACTGAGTTAGCACTCTGGACTCGTCGGTTTCGTAAGGCTTGAGTGCGTTGTATTCTTCCTGAGTCAGCAGAATGTCTTCTGCCTTGCCAGTCTGAATGAACTTGCTCGCATCGCTGTCTTTTGGCTGTGCTCGCTGCACAGTTATCAACAACTTATCCGCAGGAATCGAATCCGGATCATCAGCATGACGCAGGATTTGCTGAACCTCAGCATGCCGAAGATCTTGCTGAGGATGACCTAGTGATGGCAACAAGCGAACACGTTTTCCACAATTTTGTGCAACGCTTTTCACCATCTCTTGGAATTCCCACACAAGCTCTCCAACGGCACCGTCAACAGACGCAGCCAAGCGAGCTTCGGCCTGCTCTCGCAGCATCTTTGCTGTCGCCGGAGCCACGTCTGCCAGTGTGAAACTGGCGTTGAATGGCTCGATACGCGGCAAGTCACAGCTAACAGCATCGGCCATTTGGAAAGATGTAGGATACTTGGGTTCCACAACTTTCCAGTCAGAACCAAGCGCGGCTTGGTCAGCATCTTTGATTCGCTGATAGTTTGAAAACTCAGCAACTTGTTTGCCCCAGTTGAGATAGTGTTCACGCACGTCATTAAAACGCGCAATGAACTCTTCAACCTTGCAAGCCTCGATCAAGTAGCTACCTGCTACCTTTTCTGACTTGAAGTTGCTTTCTTCTGATTTGTTAGCGGTCGCTACCAGAGTGTATTCTGGAATAGTGTACTGGTTGCGAATCGTTGTCAGCAACCGTTTGAGAGCAGCGCCCTGCTGGATGAGCGGATCTCGACTTGCGCCAAGAATGGCGTACGAGCCGCGAATCACTCGTTTATCAATGTTAAGTTGATTCGCAAGTGCGCTTTTTGCTGCATCCGTGAAACCGATTGCGCCCGGGAGCCAACCGATTTGAAACTTAACGGTGCAGTAAGTGATTTGTTTTGTGTCTTCACTCATGGTTTGAATTTTTCCTTGTTAAATGTGATACAGCAATTTCTTGCGCTTGACGATACTCCGCAAGATGAGTTTGGTTTTGCTTTTCAAGTTTAGCCATGACTATCAAGGCTTGATCAAAAGAAGACAACTGAATAGTTTCCAAATACTTCCAGTAGTCTGAATCAACCCAGCGGTCACGCGAACCCAGCGTTACCTGGGTCGCGTGACCGTTGGAGTTGCAATTGTAGAACACCTTGTACACATCGTACGTGTTCTGGTCTCTATGTATCAGCAGATTAGCCATCTAAGCCGTCTACGCCTTTCTTAACTTTACGCGTGACCTTTTTGGTGTCTGTCATTGACACACTGGTCAGCTTGTTTTTGGGGTGCTTGTAACGCTCACCAGTTTCAGCACAAATGCAGCCCGCAGCTTCAGCCCAATTCATCAGATCGTCCATTTGACGCTGATTTTTTTCGTACGATGGTGTGATCCATCGCGATGCAGCTTTCAGGCACACACCCTGAAGCTCTGCCAAACGGCAGCAGCTCATAATGTCGGCAGGAGTCCAGAAGTTGTCCGCTGGGATGTCAAAATCCGCGATCTCATGTCGCTTCATGTACATCTTCCATGCAGCATCCTTAGCCTCGCGACCCGGGAAACCAACAAACATCAAAGCGTCAACACGACCAGAACGAGTGATCTCGTCGGGCAGGTTGGCAATGTTGTTTGCAGCTGACAGTACGAGGTTACTCTGCTGATTGTTGAACCAGGTCAACAAGGTGCCTAGCAAACGGTTCTCGACGCCGCCTGACTCGCTACCGGATCCGCCTTGCGGCAGGAAGCGTTGAAACTCGTCGATGGCAAGAATGCCACCGATCATTTCAGCAGTGCTGAGCATACGAGCAAGAATCTTGTCCGTATCGCCCAGCCACTTCGAGTAGAGGTTGCTGGCTTGCATGCTACTGAGCGGCGTGTTGAACTCGCCAGAGCAGCATTGCATAGTGAAAGACTTACCGGTGCCAGGCACGCCCAGCATCAGCACGTGTTTCATCTTGGAACGTTGCGGTACATTTGGACGCATACCGTTTCGCAGAAAGGTTTTAAGCCCTTCCAAACCTACAACCGACTTGAACGAGTAAAAATCTCGCTCAGGTCGATATTGACTTTCAAAATCGACCTGCGGCATAGGATCCAGCCAGCGCTCTACGGACTTACCGCCATTGTCAATGTAGCGCAACCTGGCTCGAACAAACCCAGAGTCAAGCTGCGAATTAACCGCGTGGTTTTCTTCCTGCAGCAGCGTTACGTCAGTCGCGTTTTGCAAGTCTTCAACTTTAGGTGTAGGCCAGAGCTTAATCTGGCTTACGAACTCTGGCGACCAGACGTCCAGCTTGCTGGCCCGGCTCAGGTGCATCGCTTTTTTCTGGAATACCGCCATCGGTCGAACTGCACCGTATGTTGCCATGGTCTCAGCAACATACTGGGCAGTCTTGGCCCGGGACAAACCAGCTGTTGCGCTCATCAAAGCAGGCGTGATGACATTGTAAGGGCTGTCAATCAACTCCGAAATGATGCTTGTCCTCTCTTCGGTGTTGGGAAGGTCGTGACGAACATATTCGCAATGCTCATTAAGTTCGAGCGGAAGCTCAAAATCTGGCGTAGTCTGCATAATCAAAAACACGTTGGTTGCCTGACCTTCCAGGATCACCTTCTGAACCAAGGTTAGCAAAAGATAATCCACAGGACCTTGCGAACCTTGCGGACACAACATGCGATCGAAGTTTCGGACAACCAAGATTCGCATGCTTTTGTCTGCCTCAGTATCTTCATTTGCAGCTTCGCGATACTGCCGACCACGGCAAGTATCCAGCACAGCTTCAAGAGTGCTGTGCAGGTTCATTTTTTGCGGCTTTTCATTTAGACCCAACGCCGCCATATCGTCATCAGAAGCGTCTTCTTTTGACAACGTTACTCGACTCCCGTAGGAATCAGTTAGACCGTCAGCTGCATCCCAAAAGTAAATCTCGATGGGATCGTCGGTCGCGAGAGACGAGCGAGCCATATCCGCAAGTTCTCTCAGACATTCCTCGGGCTCAACAGAAGTCAGAACCAAACCGGCCTGGCCGGAAGCAAGATACGACCTAATTTTTGATAGAATCACTGTGCATTCCCTTTCATAAAGAACTCATTACTCGTGTTCAGCAATGCGCACTTGCACGTCTGCTTGGTAAAACTCAGGCTTTTTCTGGTCTGAGTCTGGTTTGGCACCAATCAAGGCCTTGGTCAAAGGCTCGGTGGCTTTGGTGCAAGTGCCACCTTTGTAGCCGTGGGCTTCAACTTGCGTCTTACCCTCGGTGTCAATTGTGATTGTGATTTTTCGGTCCACAAAAACCCTCCTAAAAGGCATATCGAATTGTGCAGTACGGAATGTGTCGGCTCATGATTTGACATAGTTCCTCAATTCCAGAGCGCTTGTAATTGTTCTTGTAGCGCAGATTGACCATCCCATTTTGAGATAGTTTTCTTTGCTGGATGACTTCGTGACCAAAGCGATTGTGGTCCTTGTCTGATTCCTTTTCCCAGTGTCGCCAGAGATACTGTTCTTCTGCTTGCGGATGCCACTGCATATTGATTTTATGCAGCGACTCGTTGTGCGTTAGAAAGATTACCTCAGCTTTGAGTTGCTGCTTGGCTTTGTCTGACAACACGTTGTCGATTTGCAGGCACAGGTCCGCGTAATCCGTTTCCCACCCGTCGTAAATGATTACAGGCGAAAGGTTTACGTGAACTTCGTAACCTGCGTCTACAAAGTCGTTGATAGCGGCAATACGCTCTGGAATTGGCGAAGTACGTACGTCTACAACGCGAGCCACATGCTCAGGCATCAGTGAAAACCGGATTCGAGTTTTACCTTGCGGATCGTAGTTTAGAAGTTCGCGATTCACGAACTTCGTAGCAAACGACGCTTTGGCATTAGGAATCCGTCGAAACAAATGAACTAGGTCTTTGACGTTGTCAGAAACAACAGCATCGACGCTACAGTCATTGTTCTCACCAATGTCCCAAGTCCAGTAAACCGGATCGGTTTGTTCATTTTCCGTCGTTATGACTTTCGGTCCTAACTTTGCGCATTTACGCTCAATGTGTGCAAGCATCTTGTCAATGTTTGCAAACACAGTGATAGGATTTGCGTATCCTTTACGTCTTGCGACGTAACAGTAGGCACAGGCCATCGTACAGCCAGAAGAATGACTCGGAGCTATCCAGTCCGTGCTACGGGAGTTTGGTCTTGATGCGATCGACGACTTTACTCCCAACACGAGGAAATGGCTTTTAACCTGGTTCCACTGAGAAACCATTTCTGGATTCTTGTTTAGCTCTTCAATTTTCCAGTGAGAGTCGACTTCAACCTTTGTCGCATCAGGATATCGATCAAAGACTTCACGGCCGCGCGAGAATTTTAGCGCGGCCGGGTCGTAGTAGAGCGTATTGATACGCAACAAATCATCTAGTCTCATCAGGGATTCCTCGGGGTTACGTTAAGAACGATTCGACCGTCCGGTAATGTTGTTTTGGTATACGAACCAAATTCTGGATTACCTGCTTCCATTTGTTTAACAATGGCACGCTCGGCCGCGCGTACGGCGTATGACTGCTTGAGCTCTCCTCCCCAAGTGTCTCCTCCGTTCTTTTGTTTGTGCTGGCCAACACCTCTCGCTTCCAGCAAGCCATTACCTTGCCTGTAGAAGTCTGTCATCATGACGTACTCGCCCTTGCGAATTGGGTGCGGCACCAGGCCAATCTCGTACGCGTCGCGGTTACCTTTGCCATCTTTGTATCGGATGACAAACTCAGCGTCTTTACCGACAACAGCCTTCGTTAGCTTGTCGTACGCCGCCGCAAAATCGGCGTCAGCTAGTAGCTTTTGCTGTTGCTTGAGATCCCAGGGCTTTTGTTCGAGTTCGATCAAATTTGCCGGAAGCTCAACGCCTCGAGCTTTAGCCTTTGCGTGAACGTCGACGCCTTGTTTCTTCAGTGCTGCCATCATCTTGACCTGATACAGGCCAGGCAACGGGTAGTCTCCAACCAAACCACCGTGGTCGGATATCCAGGTTCGGTAGGTGTTTTGCTTGACCAATTCAAGATCCGGACACTGGGCTTTGACAGTCAACGCCAGTGCCGCAATATCGGTAACACAAAAACCAGCTGCGATATGACTCATCGCATTCTCCTTATCAAAAGAAAAAGGACCGGTGCTTTCGCACCGGTCCCTATAAAAACAAAATCACCATTTTTAGACTTCGTGGGTGGAAACCTTTCCTGAAAATTACCGGGTTATTCCGGCCCGTTCGACTATGGACAGCAGCTGACGAACGGCTTCAACTGTGCTTCCGTTTTGCAACGGTAGCGCTTGGAGTTGCTGTGTCAACGCTGCAACATTTTCCAAATAGATTTGGCGCAACTCATCGGTTTTTGCTTGTTGCATAGCATAGATTGCAGCGTACATTTCCGGATCATCCGCATACTCAACACTCACTCGACTTGCTTGATCGCCGTCAAAGGCGAGTCGAAGTATATCGAACGGCTTGAGAATGCCTTGCTCCCCGAGTACTTGTTTGATGTACTCGCGGATTTCGGCTGAAAACTCCGTGTCTTCAGTGTTATCATCCGGCGGCCAGAGCAGCATAGCTTCTGTGATAGCAATCAACATCTCTTCAGCATCTGCTGGCTCAAACTCATCTGGTTGGAAGTCGTCTCCGGCCAGGATATTACACAGCTCAATAAATCGTGTCACGTCTTTATAGAAGTAATTGCTCGTGACGATCGTAATAGCCGCGTAAATTTTGTCTATGGTTGCTTTTGGCAAGCGAAGCTGAAAGTCTTGCTCCAGTTCCATACGCAACGTTTCGGGAGCCCAATTAAGAGCCTCTGGCCCATAAAGGTCCATGACAAGTAAGAACAAAGGCGTAGCGTACGCATCTTCAGATAAAAGTAGCGATCGCTGAACTGCTTTAGGTGCTGACGGATGGGTCAACTGGCTGGAGTTGGCCTTTTTCATCAACAAGTTGAGCATCCGATTTGCTGCTTCGGTCATGGGCTGTTCCCTGACGATAGTGCATCCTAGCCCACAACGCAGTGACGTCACAGATGATATGAGTCACTGCTCGCTGCGGCAATTCATCAACTTCATCAAGCGTAGTCACATCTAAAAACTTAGTTTGACCCGTGAAAGAAATCCAGCGGGAATCTGCTACGCCCAATGATGCAACCGGAACCTTGCCCGATTGTGCTAAACGGTCGAACTCGCAAATTACGGATTTTGCGAAGCTTAGTATACCATAAATTTGAGCATCCGAAAAAAGATTTAAATGCGTCAACCATTCACCCAAATAAACTAGGAGGTCTAGGTCACAACCGACGGAACGTACCAAACGACGAACAGCCGCTTGGTCTAACAATACCAATCCACGATCGGTCATTGCCGCGCTGTCACCTCATACCGAGCGCGATAAGCTGTCGGCTGCGCGCGCGGGTGTTGTGGAGGCAATGCGTTGCCTTCCTCATCTTTGAGGTTCTCAATCGTTTCGCCGTCTGAGTTAATCGGGTACGGTGGATCGACAGTCCGCGAAATGCCGGGGAGGCCTTTGATACCTTCTTTAACCGTTGCGGACAAGACGTCTTCTCTCGCTTTAGAGCTAGTTAGCTCCTCAATTTGCATAGAGAATTCTTTAAGGTCGCTCTCAATCGTAACCGCACCTCGGCTACCATCGCCAGGTAGCTCAACCTTAACTATTTTGATTGCCATCTTTTACCTTTCAATAGCTAAAGAAAACCGGAAGGATATCAGAACAACTAAGAGAAAGAAAAGGTCACATTACATGAACTTGCGAATTGATTCATAGTAACGAACGTCCTGGAACGAGTCAACCAAATAGATTGACTTGTTCCAGGACGTTCGTTCAAGAATCGCATCACAAGTCACGTAATGTGACCTGACCCTGCATTCAGGGCAGTTTAAGCGTCTTTCTTTGACGCTTGCAAAATTATTTCTTTCCGGAGCACGGAAACCCCCGGAGGGGCTTCGAAGGCAAGCTGAATTTGCTTGCCTTTAATCTTCAGTACTTTTACAAGTACTGAAGATTTTAAAGTTTGAGGCAGGCCGGAGATTACGACCTCCTCGCCTGCTTTGCGACTGAGGACTAGCATAGCAAGTCCTCCGCGACAAAGCAGGCTGCCTCAGTGTCCCAGTTGAGGGTCCTGGGACGGCCGTGGGTTCTGAGGAGCTCCTCGTGGAGGAGCAGAAGCTCCTCCGGAGAGAGCGTGTCAACCACACTCTCCTCAACCCCGACCAACTCAGGTCGGGCTTGAGGAGATTCAACTTGAAATCCGTCGTTGAGGAGCGACGGATGTTGTTTCATGATCTTGCGACTGCGGATCAACCGCCGCGCAAAATCCGCGTTGTAAAACGCGGCGTTGGAGACGCTACTCATATCGTTTCCTTAAAATGGTAGAGACATGGTCGCTACCAGGCTGCGTAACAGGAGACACCTACATTGGCGCCTCCAGGACAAACCTCGCCGCGGTCAACCGCGGCGAGACCACACGTAGTCGACCAGCGCGGTGCCGGTCAACATAAACCCCACCGTGCAGAGCACGGTGAGGCAACATGTTTCTATGCAACACATCAGCCTTACTCCTGTGAATGTTGTGAATGAAAAGAGCCCTTGGACCATTCACGAATCCGACGGGCTCATTTTGTGTCCTCTGCATTTATCAGGGCTTGGAACCTGCACCTTGCGGTGGCTGCATTACACGCCGAAGTTTCATCGGCACCCCATTGCGCAGAGTGGGTTTCTCCAGGTAGGTAACCTGTATACACGCAGAGTCTAACACTGCGGTATGGGCGATTCATTGCAGAAGATCTGCAATGCTACGGTTCCTCCCCGTACTTTACACCAACGCTACAAACCCATACGCTAATCCACCGCAGCCGGGTTCCGCTGCGGGCTCGAGGAGACGTACTCCCATCTTCTCGCATTCTCTGACCGCGTCTAAGCCATGTCAGCCGGTTGCGACGACCGGTGTAAAAAGCCACGGCCTTGTCGCACGCCACTGTTGCAGTTGCTCCTGCCGTTTTAACTCTTTCTCGTGTTTTACGAGAAATATAGGCAAAAGTTCGAGCAACATAACACCAGCCACGGTGTCACCAGCGGCCACAGCACGTTCCAGTGCTGCCTTACGCTTTACAAGCCTGTAATAAGCCTGTGTCTTTAACGCTTGTGGGGTCATTGATCTTATTGTTGACATGTATGATCTCCCTGTGAATGATGTGTGAATGAAAAGAGCCCACCGGATCATTCACGAATCCGGTGGGCTCAGCACGTGTCCTCTGCATTTATCAGGGCTTGGAACCTGCACCTTGCGGTGGCTGCATTACACGCGTATGTTTAATGTCCTCGCCAGGACGCGCGCACATCTCACCGGCAAAACCGGTTGATGTAGATCTCTTTTGTCTGGCGATCCTTCACGCAAATCGTACCGACCTTAAGAGCCTCCTCCAGGAGGCTCTTACCGGTTTCCCGCTTGGCGTTTCGCAACGCCTCCAGTACGGGAAACGGTATCAACACGATGTCGACCCTGTCGTCATTCTCCAGGTCCATCAGCAGGTTCCAAACCTGCTCGGACAGCGAGAACTTGGGGACGACCGCGACGATATCGTCGCGGTCCCACATGCCCCAGGGGCGGGTCTCCTCTTCCCGCTCCAGGGCACCGGCTGCCACCCTGTCGGGCTGGCACGCTTCGAGGACACTGCCGTCCTCGAAGTTAAACGGGTGGGGGGAGCTAAAATTCGCTACCCTGAGTCCGTTGCTGAGGGTAACAACGGGCGCTGTTGAAATAACTGCTGTGGACATATCTCTTTTCCTTGTGAATGAGGTATGAATGTAAAGAGCCCTCGGACCATTCACGAATCCGAGGGCTCCACATGTGTCCTCTGCATTTATCAGGGCTTGGAACCTGCTGTTTTTTTCAGAACAGGCTGCATTACACGCCGAAGTTTCATCGGCACCCTATTTCCACAGTAGGTTTCTGCGTGATTCACAGTGAAGCACAACCCCGCTCTTTTCGTAAGAACGGTTACGCTAGTCCTTACACGCGTGTTTAACGTCCCGCCGGACGGTGCCGATCATCGGCCATAAATTGCGTAAATTACTAGATACAGATAAGCTGCCACCACCATGGCCTCAGCCAACCGCTTGCCATTCATGGTCTTTCTCCTTGTGAATGAAAAAAAAAGCCCTTGGACCATTCACGAATCCAAATCATAGCCCGTACCACTGACCGGCCATGCCGATCATTATGCGGTGTGAAGCGTCTTTGTCTTCGGCAAACTTCACAATACCGCAATCCAGGATTTCCCAATTCCGCGTCCCCAAATACACCCCGGCTAGGGTCTTTTGGAACGCTCCGGAGTCGGACTGCCACGCGACGTTCTGTAAGTTGGGTGGCGCCGCCGGAGGCGGGAACAAAAACCCAAGGCAGAAGCACGCAACCACCGCGGCTACAACCAAAACCGCCACCAATTTAATAATTTCTCGTACGAAAATTACAGCTTCCATGATCTTTTCTCCGTGTGAATGATGTGAACGAAAAGAGCCCTTGGACCATTTATGAATCCAAGGGCTCAACATGTCTCAAGCTCAGGCTATGCAATTTCCGGCCTTTCCGCCCCGTCGCTACCCTCCCTCTGACCTGCCGGTCTGAGAGAAGGCAATCGGTGGCCCGGGCAGGATTCCGACTTGGGGAGTCAACCCAAGTGGATTATCCTACTGTACCGTCCGTACCACCCATGGGCAGAGTATGAACTCAGCATGGTGGCAACCCGAATCTCAGTGGTGACTAAACCACCTGTCGGCGGGGCGGGAAGACCTGAAACTGCCACAACTAGGAAAGGAGCCCTTGGACCATTTATGAATCCAAGGGCTCTAGTGCGTTAGGTGGACACTGCTACCTTCACGGTCCAGTACCCACCGCCCATGCCGGGCGCATGGGTCGAGTCCAGAATGCTGGCCCCTTGCGGAGACAGCACGACTGGGGATTCCCATCCATTTACCTCCCCAGGAGCGACCGTCACGGTCACTCCAGTGGAAGTGGCAGCCGACTTTGGGCTATCCCAAAATCCGTCTGCCCGCTGGCGGCGGGTCGGCGAGCCGAAGCATACCACCACGACTTCGACGACACCCCCGGACGCCTCGGCCTCGGCGGCAAACGCCTCCAGGGCGTCCAACCGCTGAGCTGTCGAGGCAAACTCGGCGCGCACGATCTCGCGCGCAACGGCCAACGGGAGGCCGATCGCGGCGATGAGCTCGCCCCATGAGGCGAACGAATCGCCCCAAGTTCCATGCATGGGGCTGACGAGCTCGACTGCTCGCACTCCTGGTGCGAGCAGTAGGGTGTAAGTGGTATTGCTCCACTTACCACTTTTCTGGTAGTCCGCGGCCGCGATGGCCACGAACCCGGGGATATTCTTGCCTACAAACTTGCAGGCCTCCCCGGCTTTCGTCAGATAAAGCCGGGGGTACCGGCCTGCCGGGAGCAAACCGTCGTTCCACTTCAGTGTATTCATTTCTTCCGTTCCTTTATGTGGCCGTGGCAGATTGCCGTGGCCTGTGGACTTGGGACCACCTACCCACGCTGGGTAGGCGCATTACGGCAGCCGAACGGCTGCATTACACGCGTATGTTTAACGTCCCGCCGGACGTACGCTCGAACCTACCGGTTTAGGCCGTAGGCGTCTACGGTCGCTTTGAGCGCCGCTAACTCCTCAGGCGAAGCTTTTCTCCAATCCTTCCAGTGCTCGGGGAATCGCCGCGACAGCGCCGTCGCAGCCGGATGCCGACCATACTTCGCCTCGAACAGACGAAGTTTTACCAGCAATAAGCTGGCCACTTCGGGATCCTGCGTCGCGGCTGCCAACCGCAACAGCCGCCGGATATCGCCCCACGCCGCTTGACTCCATCCCTTCCAGGGCATGCTGCCCTGGTCGTAACATTCAGCCAGGTCGCGCAACACCTGGGGATGAGCTTGACAGTAATTGACGAGCACGTACGTGCTGGCATCACCGGGTACTTTAATCCCGTCGCCGTCGCCGTCGGCTGCATTAGCCGCGAGGGAGGACGGCACGACACCACTCAGAGCAACCAACAACGCTACATAAACAGTCTTAATGATCTTTCTCCTTGTGAATGAGGTATGAATGTAAAGAGCCCGTTGGACCATTCACGAATCCAAGGGCTCCACATGTGTCCTCTGCATTTATCAGGGCTTGGAACCTGCCTCACTGTGAGGGCTGCATTACACGCCGCAACTCTATAAAGACCCTCACTGATCTTTACGCTTGCGGCAATGTGGTCCTGTAACTGGACCGCTTAGAGAGTGAGCTCTGCATTTTTCTACCTGTATGCTCAGGCTCTTATCGTAGGAATACGAGCAGTTTCCGCTTGCTAAGCGATCCGGAACTTCCCCGAATTAATTACAGGCCCCTACGCGGTAGCTTTGCGTATCATTTTACGTTTGACAAAACGCCAGACTCACACTGGGTGTCTTAATCGTTTTTGATCAAAACATCTGCTAACTTTATTTCAGTGGAGTTAGTAACCACGTCGCTTATCATTTAACGAGGAAGTTCTCCTCGGGACGTTCACTGTTTTTCAGCTTCACCGCAACTCGTAAAAGAATGAGTCGCAGCGCTGGTCAAGACTTCAGTGACTTAGAAGTAGTGCCAGACAGTTTTTCGTTTTCTGGGGGATTAGTCCAACCCCGAAACTGTGCCATGTGTACTCATACACACCCCACAGTAATGCTTACATCAGATCTCTTATAGAAGCAAGAGATCGAGCTAAAGACGACTCAAACGCTAGCCGCCTGCGAATAGTCTAGTGACAAAAAGAACGCGGTTACACGCGGTCACTAGATTACTCGACTTTAGCCGGTGAAAGTGTTTTTGCTTACACACTTCGTCCGACCAGAGGAGACTTAAGTCTTTCCTCATCTTATTCTGACACGTTTTGTATCAGAATTTAGATTTGGAATAGGTAGGTTTTGCCTCAATCAATAATGACACGATTTTGATTAAAATTTAGATTTATTTGCAGGCTTAGAAAGTGTACTCAGTGACGCGCCCGTTATTAGCAGCGCGAATGCGTACCTTTTCGGCATTCAACATTTTTTTGAGTCGTTGTTTCTTTTCAACACCCATGGCGATTAGAGAGCTCTTGATGCCGTTGATAGCGTTGACTCGCCTAGAGCTGCTTCTATTGCAGCGGCCACAACCTGACTTAGTTTTCTCTGCCAGTTTCAAACCGGAAAGAAATGGAAACTCTTTAAGAAACGTAGGATTGCCTGCCATTGCGACCAATACTGACTCTTCGATAATCATTAATTTGGTTGGTTCAGCCATGCTTGTCTCCTTACAGGCTTTGAGAGGACTGAGAGGACTCTGATCCTGGATCGGGAGGACCAGGACACCATACGTCTTGAATAGCTTGAAGCTGCGTTAGGCGTTCCATTGCTGAAATTAAAACACAAACTTCAGATTGTATTTCTGTCCAAATTGAATCTGCTTGTGCTGTAGACGCTACGTCCAACTCGACATAAGGCAAGCGGTAAAAAGGCCAGCTTTGATCCGGATCAGGCTCACCGGCAGGAATTGCAGCTAACTGTGGCGGTCCGGCGACGGCTTCAAACGTGTCACAAGATTGTTGCGTGTATGGGCTAGGTAGATTTCGCCGGTAAACAAAAATGTTAGAGTCAATGTCTGGACCTTCTACTGCGGTTACTTCGACTCGCAAACGGTAAGCTCCATAGTTGTTGAAGTTTACGGTGTTAGCCGCATATCGCGTTAATCGAATCCGTCGAATGCTCATGCTACTCTCCATCCCAAATAACAGTTAGACCAGCCCGCGTATGCAGTTGGATGCGTTCTTTCTGTTTTCGTTTTTGTTGAATGTAATCAATCAACGGCTGCAAACTTTCAGGTTGAGTCTTGGCGCGGCAAGTTAATTCTTCCTGCCATTGATTATACAGCGGTTCTCTTGCCAATCTTAGAGTACTTTTATCTTGTTCGGATATTGCAATTAGTTCTTCAGCTTTTTCTCGATACGGCTCAGCCCAGTTGACGACTTCCCAGAACAATAGATCATTCCAAAGCTGCATTGTAACATTGTGGTCTAGAATAATCATCGACTAGGATCCCAAGGAAACTTCTCAGAATAACCGCGTCGCCCGCCTTGCTCTCGACTAGGACAGGCGATAAAACTTTTTCCCCTGTTCCACTGTCGAATCATAAAACCGGCTTGATGCAGTTGTTCGCCGATTGTTATGTCTCCGCCATTATGCCCTAATCGACGGTCTGGAATATCGGCTAATCGCATTGCTTCCGTTGAAAGTGCCCAACACCAGCCAACGGCAAAATCGATGATACTACCATTTGTTGTTTCCTGTTGACCTCCGCGCGTACGGAAAAACTTACCTCGATGCCACGGCGATTCGCGGAACCAAATATCAGGCCTTCCACCGCCTTTGCTATAAATTGAAATGTCGTGGTACATAATGTTACCAAACATGCGGTAACCGTAAGGATGACCGGCAATGATTGTCTGAGCCAAGTCAGATAGCCAATGCGGTTGCACTACCCAAGTATCGTCATCAAGCCAAATGATGTAGTTAGTCTCAATCGGCTTATTTGGGTCCCAAAACATATCCCGCATGACGGGATATTTGTGCTTGTTAGCAACATTTACGTACAGCTTGGAAATCGGCAATGTTTTAAGAAAATCTAACGTAGCTGGTGCGGCTTCATTAGTAGCTACACGCAAGTCCATTCGCTCTGGAGGTACTGTCGCTAACAAACTTGAAAGACATTTTTTGGCAATGTCAGTATGTGGACCATAGCACAGAACACACACAGTAAACTTACCGCCAATTATGGCATGATCTAGAAGTGGAAGTTTTTTCTGAATCGTGCCGACACCGGCCCGCGTAAGCTCACGCGGGTGTACTTGATGATGCGGCTTTTGCTCGCGACTTTCAGTTGAAGGTTCACGTACAACTTTAACGTCTGGTATTGCTTCAACGGCACAATCTCGCACTCGAATTAGTTCTACCTTTGGAATTTGAATTGCAGGCGCAGGATCTGCCTTCAATTCCGGAATTGAAGGCATTGGAAATTCTTTTGGGGTGCCAATAGGTGGAAGTATTTTCTTGTCGTAGTAATCCATGACAGCCTCAACAACATGATCAGATAAAATGAGATCCTGGCATTTAGCTACAGCGTGCGTAACTGCGGGACGCACTGGGTTACGGCACAACGTGTAGCTCTTGCGAGTTAAGTCTGAAGGATCTAGCGGTATTGTACGCTTCTTCCAGCAACCTTGTTTGTCACAGCAATCTAGTAGTCCAATGGTATGCAGAAACTTGTGCTCGACATTTACTGAATTTGCTTGCACACCAAAAGCTTGAAAGTTATTTACATAGGCTTCAAACCAAGGTTCTTCTCGTCCCCCTGCGTAAACCACGCAAGGTTTCTCAAACGCAGCAGCAATGTGCATAGCTCCGGTAACCCCGCAGATGACACCGTCCGCATGCAGAATGATATTCCATAAGTCTCTTACGTTCTCTGTTTGTCCTAGCAAGTTTGTACAATTATGCAGAGGTGGATGGACATGATTTGAGTGTACTGCACCAACTTGTACGCAATGAATACCCTGACTTAGAAGTTTATCTACGACTTCTTGAGCTCGATGCGCGTGCCAGTGCTTAGTGGTCAGATCTAGTTTACCGCCTGACAGGATTACCCAGTACCGCCCTTGTATTCGACGTATGCGTTCTTCTGCGGTTAGATGCAGATCGGGCTTAGGCTCAGTTACCGGTACTTTGATTCCGGTTTTGCGCCAGAAATCGTAGTGATACCAAGCAAGGATGTGCGTCATTACACGCTGCTGTCCGTAATGCGCATATCCGTTCCACTTAATCGCATCACCCCAGCTAACTTCTACGCGCGTTGCTTGTGTCTTGCTGTCAAATCGAGCAATATATGGGTTGTTCCACCACACATTGGTGAAGTGCGTATCAACCTGTATCTCGTACTCGCCTGGATAGGCTTTGTGGATGTCTCGAATTAGTGCCGTTAGTAGTATCGTGTCTCCAAGCGCCCACTTGTGGCGTATCGTCAGACGCTTCACACATCACTCCTTGAGTCAATGTTCATGAGGAACTGCATTAGATAATTGAGGATGTCTTGCGATACACCAGTCTCGAACTCGAGGGCCAAGCTGACAACCAGCACCGTCAATTCCAAACTTAGAAAAAAAGTCTTTACCTCCTTCTTCTGGTTTTACGGTTACTTGTACTGCCGTCATCGGTTGGCGTCCTGCTTGGTATGCTTCATTAGAACGCCAAATTTTGAAGACACCAATGAAAGCCTGAAGCTCAAAGTTTAGATGTACTTCAGTCAACACTGCGTAAGCGTTTGAAATGTCTTCTGTTCCCTGAGGATCTTCAATCGTTAGGGAACAGGCCATTGGATAAAGATCTACAGCCACAACATTACTTTCTTGCTAAAGCGTTATTGATTCCAAGACAAAGCGAAATAACTTTCCGCTACTTTCTTTGTAAACCAACGTTTGTTGATTTACCGAATAGTATAGTGTGTCGTTAGCCGCTTCGTCATCTAGTAGCTGTGTAATTTTTAGTCCACCCGCGGCATCTGTCGCCGATCGACCAGGAGGGCCTTGCGGTCCAACAAGTGTTGAAATAAAGCTGGAGTCAAGAAACGGCGTAATGTCAAAGTTTTTAGACGGTAAGTAAGGATTAAAATTGTCGCCAAGGCGCATCTCGGGAACTGTTGTTGGGTTAGGTGGTTGCGGATTTCCAGTAGCGCCGGATGACCCTGTAGCCCCTGGAGGCCCTGTATCCCCTGGAGGCCCTGGAGGCCCTGGAGGCCCTGGAGGCCCGGAAGGACATTCTGTACAACCTCCGGGTGCGCCCTGCGGTCCCGGATAGCCTTGCGGACCTTCAGAACCTTGCGGACCTGACGGGCCTTGCGGACCCTGCGGACCTGCAGAACCTGGCAGGCCTTGCGGACCTGCAGAACCTGGCAGGCCTTGCGGGCCAGGAAAGCCGTAAGGTCCAAACGGCCCAGGAGGACCTTGCGGACCCTGCGGACCTGCAGAACCTTGCGGACCTGCAGAACCTTGCGGACCCTGCGGGCCGCCCAAACCTTGGGGGCCGCTCAAACCTTGGGGGCCGTCTACCCCCTGATGTCCTGCGGGACCCGCGGGGCCTGGAGGGCCGTTTGGGCCTGGGGGGCCGTCTGGGCCTTGAGGACCGTCTGGGCCTTGAGGACCGTCTGGGCCTTGAGGGCCTTCTGAGCCGTCTTGGCCTTCTGGGCCTGGAGGGCCGTCTGGGCCTGGAGGGCCGTCTGGGCCTGGGGGGCCGTCTGGGCCTGGGGGGCCGTCTGGGCCTGGGGGTCCGTCTGGGCCTGGAGGGCCGTCTGGGCCTGGGGGTCCGTCTGGGCCTGGGGGTCCGTCTGGGCCTGGGGGGCCGTCTGGGCCTTCTGGGCCTGGAGGGCCGTCTGGGCCTTCTGGGCCTTCTGGGCCGTCTGGGCCTTGGGGGCCTTCTGGGCCTTGGGGGCCTTCTGGGCCTTGGGCGCCGATATCTCCGCCAGGCGGGCCTGGCGGACCTTGCGGACCTTGAAGTCCGACTTGAGGACATGGAAATACGATGTCTAAATCAAATTCATAAGTACAATCATCCTTTTTGATAACATTCAAAAAAGCTGAAGGCGGACCACAAGGGCCAATTGAATTGCCGTTACTGCCGCCAATACTGCTAGAGGTAATACTAGGACACGGAAAATCAATCTCTAAATTAAAGTCGTAGTCACAGCATTCGCCTTTAATTACAGAGAAAAAAGCGCGCTCTTGTCCGACTGGAACAATACGTACCTCTGCCTCAGCGCCAGAAGCCTCACCGTCAAAGGTTATGAGCGGGCATAAAGGCTCCGGCTCAAGCAGTGGTATTAAATACGGCGGACAATCCCATATCGTTTCCGGCGAGGTAAGCACCTGCGGATTAGTAATCCAATCACCTTCCGGTATTGGAAAAATACAAGGAACGTCACACTTGATGATGTCAAATACAGGTTCTTGTGATCCTTGCGGGCAAGGCGTTGTTGGAGCCATGATAAACTGCTCCTCCTTAAATCGACTCAGAAACTGCGGAGTAAAGACAGAGCGACAAATCAACTAAGTTAATATCAACAATCAACTTGTTGGCGTTCGTATCTGCCGTGATAGCAACACCTGTACCCGCAAACAAAGTCAAATTTGGTCCCGCCAATCCATTAACCGTACGCAGCACTTCATCGCAGTAATAATCACCCGAAAATAGATTATTTTCAGCGCCAATAGGTGGTGTTTCTTCTAGGAAAAGTGGAATTTGTTCACACGGCTCACCCCGCCCTGCATTAATTACCGCAGTGAGTTGAATAGTGTTGGCTAGATTGTTTTGACTGATTGACATGTTGTAGCCCGCGCGCAATCGTAAATCGCCTTGTAAACATTCTTGATTTACATAGATAATCCCTGTCGGAAAAGGCCACTGATTAGGCGGGCAATCCGCAGGACGCGAAGCTCGCGTTCGATCGGCGTTAGCTATATTGATTGATACCAGTTGGTTTTGGTCTAAGTTCTGAATTAACGCAGGCTCTACAACTGCTTCGTCACTACTGGTGCGCGTAATCGTTTCGCTGATGCCTAAACGAACCACAATCTGCTCAATTCGTCCGGTAACTAAATAACCTGACCAAAAAGGCTCACCGCATTCTGCGTCTAGAATAGATTCAGACAATGACAGCGACAGCGATTGACTTACTGGAAAAGGGTTAGGAATGTCGCTGTCGACAAACTCCCGTGCGTATAGCGGGTCTGAAGTATCTCGACTAAAAATAATTGGAGTGTTTACTAAATTAGGAGCGTCAGAACGAAATTCAAAATCAAGACGAGTCGCATTTAATCGAGATATTTTGTACAGAAAAACCGAATGTACACCTTCAACAAACCCGGATTCGGGACCCATAACAAAACCACAATCAGCAATAAAGTCATCAGGTAATTGCAGCATCGTTACCGGACCGCTAGGCGGAGTATTTACACCAGCAGTTCCTTTCTGAAAAGGAAATGTTCGATTGATGTTGTCGTTAAAAAAGTTAGGACGCGGCACGATTTAATCTCACTGCAGATTGTCGTTGTTGTTAGGTGTATTTCCTTCGACCGTAAGCACAATTCCTTCCGCCGTAGTTCTTACTCGCAAGGCGGCATCAGCCGCTAAAGCGTCATTCATTTGAAGGTTAAAATTGCCATACGCATCTGGCTGACAGTCATACATTGTAACTCCATTCAACACGCGAATTGTACGAATAGGGTTAATCGGAACAAACAAATCGTCAGGAGAGCAGAGTCGTTGAAGGTACAACGGATCCCCTATAACATCAACTCGTAGACGTAACACCGGATTGTTGTCTTGATCGGTTGTTACTTCGGTACGAAGCAAGACACCATCCTCGCCAACAAGCCAAACGCGACCGGAAAGTATTTCACCAGTTTCTAGTCGTAATCCGCTGACTCCTGGATCCGGAACAGGCATTTGACAGGTAACGCAAAACTCAGTCTGGCTTCTTTCAAACGCATGCGTACCTACGCCCCAAGCCGATACTAATGAAAGCCTATCTGGTTCACTAACAAGCACACCACCAGGTCTTCCATTTATATCCTTGAGCTGAATCACACCTTCAGTTGCAGGGATACTCACAGTACCGGATAGTCTTAACGGATCTACACTGTCGCCTACATAAATAGTGAACTGATCAGAGCGAACGATAACCCTAGAAACATAGTAACGCCCGCCGCTAGCTACTGAATACAAATGGGCATCTAAAAAAGTACCTTCTAAGAAGCTAACACGCCCGTTAGACAACCGTGCTGTAGCGATAAAAGGGTACTTAGTATTTTCTAGCGAGGCTATGAACTCAGGAAAGCGAATGTTATCCATTAAAGAATCACCTCATCGACTCGCCAAAACGAGAAGTAGCTTTTTGATCTGTTTGTGTACAGCCCAGCAAGTCCAGAGTCTTCTACCCACCGCCTTGAAGACAAGCTGCTGTTTATTGTGACGCTAATAGCTGGATCTGTGATTCCGGTAAGCGTTGCTGTTAATAAAACTGTTGTCAGATTCGCCGGATTAGGTCTAACCGTAAAACGAATGCGATACCAGTCTTCAATTCTTGCGTCAGCTACTTCGCTCTGCGCCAGTGGCAACAAGTTCAGTCCGTTAAAAAAGTAAATTCCAAAAGTGCTGTTGTCGATGTTCAACAAAGCTACAAGGTAGTTAGCTAAAGTTGACGTAGCTAAGCGGTAATTTACTAACACACCTGCATTTTTTAAGCTACCCAGCTGACCTTGTACTATTTTAAAGTCTGTAGTGTACGTGCGGAACAGTGTTTGAACGTCAAGCGACCACACGCTGATGTTAGTCACCGACTGTGCTTTTGCGCTGAGTGTTCCATAAGAACTAAACACTTCAATCGGCGGAACTAGATTTCCACTTTCCGAAATAGAGCTAAACGAACAATCATTTGTGCTAGATTCTGGTGGTCCTTGGCAACAAAAATTTTCGTCTGGACTATCATCAACAATAAAGCTCCAAGACGATTCGGCGATTTGGAAGAATCCATGCGCCGTCGCATCGTCAAACGTCTCACAGTACGGCAAAGATAAAATAGTCTCAACGGATTCGCTAATGCTAAACGGAGGTACGATAGGTGGCTGTGGTGGTATTGGTGGCACGATAATTACCGGAGGCAGCTCATTTGGAAGCTCGCCGGTTTGTAGATTCGGCAAGTAGGGCGGCTTGCAACTTTGAGATAGCCCTAGCTCGCAATCGATAACAACACCGCAGTCAACGGTGTTACGGCCGACAGTAGCGCAACCACGGAAATCTAAAGTAATTACACCGTCACAATCAGGGCCTACGCCGTTAATTGATTCGATAGGCTGAGGATCTCCGCACGTTCGAGAACCCACCCGTTTACCGCAAGGGCCTGCAAATGCTTTGAAGACTGAAGTGGCACTAGTAGCAGCAAACGCCTGAATTTCCACGGCAGGCTCTACTAAACTAAACACAATAACATTGTCATACTCGACTCCGTTTATTGTGCGAGTTGCTTTTGTCAGCTTTAGAGGGGGAGTTGCAAGCAAGTCTACTAAACCAGTTAGAGGTTTAGCTGCGTTCTCAATGCCAATTGAACGCACAGGAGGACGCCGACTTGGCCTAGCCGCGCGAGGCGTTAAAAGAGACTGCTGCGGACTACTAAATTTTCCTGTGTATGGTGGTATGTCTACATTTCCAAAGACAATAAAACCACCGGCTCCTGCTATAAAAGATTGAAGTGAGTAAGTCCTATTTGGAGTGAAATCAGCTAAAGGCAAAGTAACACCAGCAACAAGTTGCGAACCTGAGCTGTTGTCTAAAGTATCGCTTACCTCAATCAGTGTCGTAACGAGGTGCGGCGTCAACGAAGCAGCACTGACAAACGCATATCTACCTAATTCAATAGGCCAACGTAAACGCAAATCTACAATCAACGCAGACGGCAATAACTCTCCCTGATCTGAAATGGCTGAAGCGGTATCATCTAAAGGATAGTACCGCTGCTCGTTAAGGTTGTACCAGTGGTTGTTACGAATCGCCATGAGTTAAGCCTGCTAGTATCATTCACAATCGCAACGGTTACAGTAAGGATTAGTTTCGTCAACGACTGTGAGCTCGCCAATATATTCGCTGTCTACTTCAATTGGAGGTATATATCCTGCCAAGTCTAACATCGTTTCTGCGTCAGCAAAAATAGGATTGATCCACTGTACACTGCAAGGAAGCGCTGTTGGCGGACAGGGAGTACTGTCAAAGTAACTAGCACTCCACAAACGAATTTTAACTGAACCTGGCGGCAATGATTTTGCAGCGGGAATGCAGATTCGTCCGTTTATTGTAATGGTGTCCCCGGCTGCTAAAGGGTACACAGAATAAGTGCGGACATTATAACCCCAGAAAAAAGGACTAAGCGGTGGAATAGGCAGGATTGGTACAGGTCCATTGCATTCTTGAGGACCTTCCACGTAAGCCGGTTCACAATCAATAATTTGTTCATCCGGCGTGTACACGCCGTTGACGTAAACCAAAAACGCAACATAGAAATAACCATTAATTGCAATGCAACTACGAGCATTGCAGTAACCAATACCCCATCTAAACTTTCCGTCTCCGTCAACGACTACACGACCTCTAAGTCTAGCAGATTCGCGAATTTGCTTTTGGATCAGCCAACGTTCTCGATTGGAGTTGTAAGTGTTTCTTGTTATTTCTGCTAAACTAGCGACATCCTTGTATAGAAACCATTGTCGTTTAAGGCCTTGATAGGTCTGGGCGAAATACGTACAGTCGCAACAGTTAGTACAATCGTTGCTCAGCTGTATTGCAGATCTTGCTTGCGTTGTAGGTAGTCCAAAAGCGGCATACGCAACTTCGCGAGGTAGCAAACTAGTTACACTTACAGGTCTTTGATTACGAATACAGCTTTCTGTGTCGTAATTAAAATTTTGGTGAGCGTTACTGGCTACGCGGTTAATTGTGCGTAACTGTACCTCTTCATCTACGCAGCCAGGAAAAGTTCCAAGCCCCGCACCGGGAGTTGCGTCTAGTTCAATTCGATTGACAGTACGTTTACCTGGTTTTAATGGCTTGACGTTAATCGACGACACTAGGCTTAGCTCTGGAATTGTTTGCTCTGTTAGTTGTGTGAGTGCTATATTGTAGCCCTCTGAAAATATAACAGCAGTTTTTCCTACAGAAGTAAGTCCTATCTGTAATGACGTTACTCGCCTGGGTAACTTGTACCAGCAGTCAGCTTGTAATTCTCCGTTAACCGGCTCAATGTATTGATCGTAAGTACGCGTTTGTCCGCTTGCGATGTCTGCGGCAGTCCATTCTGTGAACTTAGTGCAACGACACACTCGGTCTGCGTTGGTCCATTCAAGAATAAGCAACCGATTATCCCACAAGCTACTTGTGAAAGTTTCTGCTTGTGTAGAGTCAAACACAACAACGTCGTTTGCATCAACAACAACAAGGTCATGCGAGTTTACAGGTGTTGGCCAACCCGGAGGAACAGGCACACTTACAGCACCAAAGCCATATAACCAGGCGACACGAAGAGGGTAAACAATTTCATGAGACATGTCGTCAAATGAAACAAAGAAATCACCAAGTAACTCTTGGATATCTGTAGATGGTTGAACAAACGGATAAAGCGAACCACTACTAGGTGGTTGATTTAAACCAATTGCTTGTCGTCCTCTTGGATTAGGCATATTTAATCACCCTGTAAACAGGTACGATCACCTAACCGAGCACCAAGAACTGTACTATCAAAAGTCGCAGTTTCTGCCGCTAGCTGGTTTATAAACAACTCCAAGGAAGTGCGCTGAGCTGCAAAACGTTCTAAATCTCGGGTTATGGCTTCCAGTTCTGTACAGCCGCAGCAAGGTTGACAACAAGAATCGTTTAGCTTTAATCCGTTTGAAACGGGCGTAAAGCTCAAACAGTCATCTCCGATGAAGTTGAAATTACCATCAGACGTTGGTCGGATGCCGTTAATCGTTTTGATGCAAGGTATCGCTGCTGCGTCACCTTCGCAAACACATTGCTCAACAGTACCTTCACCACTCAAAGCACTGATAACTACTTTAGTTTCGCTGGCAGTCACTACGGTTGACAACTGAATGTTGTTACCCGCAACCAACTCAATATCACCATACAGTCGTTCACTCGCTGTTCCGGCCGCATTTGCAATACTAAAAGATGAAATACCTTTAATCATTGGTCTGACAGCTTGAGGCTCAATTCGGCTTCCAGCTAAATCAAATTCAAACAAACCACTTGGCTGTAATTGAATAGTATCGACGCGTCCGATAACTATTTTCCCCGCGATATCATCATAGGGATCAATTCCGCCTAACGTAAAAACCTTATTACGCACATCACCTGTTGTCGGAATTAGCCCGGAAGCAACATCGTAAATTTCTGATCCTGTATCGTACGCCAGAATCAGTTGAATGCCAGAAGCGAACAAACCTAATTGCCGAATAAAAAATCTGCCAGTTTCCATATCCATTGCCGGAGAAACAGGCAAGTCCAGGCCCACTAGGAAATCATTGGGTATTGTAAACGACGCTGTAACATCTTGCTTTGTAGCGTCAGTAGTTAATGGATAACTTCGCTGTGCGTTGTGATTCAGGAACTCAAGGTTCCACTGTGAGAGCGGCATCCCTACCTCCGGTTAAATTGAAGTCAACACACCTACTTGTTGCATAACTCCTAACTCGCCAGCGTAGGCATCACCAACAGCACTTGGAGTACGTTGCACTTGGATATAAATAATATCGCCTGGGTTTACAGCAAAAACTGAACTAGTAGCTTCGACGGCTTGATTCGCGCTAACCGCTGCAACTGTGGTAATAGTCAAACTCGTGTAACTTTGAGTTACGTTAACAGGAGTAGCTAGCCCGGCAGGTGGTCTGCTTGACTTATAGTAAGCCACAGTCAGCTGCGGTAATGTACCAGCAGCACGTCCTAAAATCCGCAATCTAAGTTGGAAGTTGGAACTTGCTGGCGCATCAGAAGGTACTTCAAACTTAACGACATAGCTTGTAGTTACGTCGTCAGGCATTCCCAAATACAGTACTGGATAGTTTTCTTCTGTAACACCGTCAAGGCGCACTAATTGGCTAGATAGCTCTTGAGTGTCTGAGCTTAATACGCCAATACCGACAGGGCCTTGGAAAACTTGCTCACCGCCAATCGTTTGACTTGTACCAGTCAACAACACGTTAGACGATGTTGCATAGACTCCCTCACAAACCGGACCAAACCTAAATGTGTTTGTTGTTGGGTTAAATGACTTGATTACCTGAAAGCCGCCTTGATTTGGCGCGCCAATCATAAAGCTCAAGTCCAGGTCAATCTCCAAATCGCCAGTAGTTGCCGGATCCGGTTGACCGGCGCACGTAATCACAAGACGAGGGTCAAGTGAACGCAGACTTGTGACGGTTGAATTGTCCGTAGCAAAGCCAACTCGAGTGTAATAAAGCTTGAGGTCGTATTCTTGCCCTAGCGGGTCACACTCACTGTAACTGACGCTAGACGGACTTGCAGTATCTAAAGTAGTTGACCAAGGTACCTCATCATAACAGTCACTCATCCACCAAATACCGTTACGATCAATGACTATCAAATCCGACATCAGTTGTTGCCCGTACCAACGGTGCTCACTGGCAGTATCGTATACGCTTGGTCGTTGCATGATTACACAAGCCGACTGAAGCGGTACAGGAGGATACAGATTACGCAGCTGATCGTCTTGACTGAGATTGTAACCAAACTTAGCCCCCACAGGAGCTAAGCCATCAAAAACAGGATCATTAGCAGGTAACCAACCCGGTAAGTTTTCATCTGGGTTGGTAATGACGTGCGTTCCGCCAGGCAATGGAGGACTAACATCACCTGCGGGATACATCAACAACGGGAAAACATAGTGACGATGACTTTCTAAGAAGTCAACAAACCGAGGATTGACATAAACGCCACCGCTATTGTCTGTCTTGCAGACGGGGATGGTTACGGGTGGAAGCTGCTTCGTAAGTCGTCCGACACTTTGCCCGGACAGATACCAAGTTCCGGCAGGTACGCTGCCATCTTGGTTAACTTCTGTTCCAATGGCTTGTGCGATATTAATTTTGGCATAACCGAATAGCAAAATGTCCGCCAGCGTTGCATTCAGTTTTTGCGCAACAATACCCCAGACTTGTGCTTGATCCGGGACGACTAAATATCCAGTAGCTTGATCTGACACTGCCGCAGCGTATGCCGGTTCAAACTGGCTAGTCGTAGCGTTGAAGTAGACCGGCTGACCTACTTCAAGAGTAGAGAGAACCGTCTGAGCTCTTGCGTAAACGGTTGAGCCTAGTGATGCGGCTTGAATGACTTCCCAAAGATAACGAAAGTTTTGATCCAGTTGCTGCAACGGGCGGTTTGTTGTGCCCGGCGATACTGGTTCACCTTCTTTAATAAACTTGATAAAGCGTTCCCAACTCATCCTTGAGCCCTCTCAATTATTCCAGGGTGATCTGCCATTCAAGTCCGATTTGGCTGGTAGCCAGCTTAGGCTGTTGATCGGCTAGGTCGAAATAGAAGCAGCTAAAAAGTAGGTCTTGAGTTGCGTCGGTAGCGTCGATGTAAGCTACAAGCGCTGCGCCGTAAATTACGGAATTTGCCGCATACGAAAAAGGTTTGCCGTGTACTCCGACCAATCCGCTTGAGCGAGCAAAACAGGTAAGTATGTTCTGTTCAAGCCCATTGCCGGAGGATTCTGTGGTGATGGCAGTCATCGGCACGCGTAAATAATCAACCGACGGACTGCTGACTAAATCGTTGTAGTAAGTAATCGTGCGATCGCGACCAAAACTCGGAGGGCTAACAGTGTCTCCAGGGCTAGCTACGTTTGCAAACTCCAGATACATACCACCAATTCGATAGCGGCTATCGCCGGTAGCCAACAACTTGGCAGTAATTTCGGCCCACTGGTACAGTACTAGGTTTTTACGCCACGGCACGGATTTTGCGCCGTGTACCTTCCTGACGGTATCTACGGTATCTTGCGAAACCTGCGGAGAAAGTTGAAACGCCCTGACGCGTCCTTTTACACGATTCAAACCTATCAAATCCATATTTCACCTGTAGTTATACGCACCGACCGCCAATTAGGCTGGTGCGAACGCGTTCGGACACAAAAACAGTTACGTCAATTGAATCTGAGTTGACCATACACTCAAATACACCAATTGTTTCTTCATAGCCAGGCTTTACCGCTGTTCCGGAAGTCTCCATGATAACAGGGCTGTCCTGATAGACCAATTCAACTACAAAAATCAGTAGAGATTGTGGAGGTTGAATCTTGCGTAGCTGCTCAACCGGAACAAAAGTTAACCTGTTACCTAATTGACTGCCCGGTTTTATCTTGACAATTACAGCATTGTTCCGCAGTAGGTTCTGTGTCAAGAATTGCAATGGATTAATAGTTACAGGAAGCGATGCCGCAGTCGGTTGACCTAAAGGCAAGGCGCGTACGTCAAGAAGCATTGCCAGCGTTTGAGTTTTTGCAACACCGGACGCATGCACGTCATTCCAAAACTTTTCTACGTCGTATGGAAAGCCACCTAACTCCCACGAGACCTTGGTGTATCCGTCAACATCCAATTCCACAACAACAGGTACCTCAACATTTTCAAAAGTCAAATCACCGTAATAACCCCAGGCAAGAATTCCAGGACCTACGGTAAGTGCTGAGATGTTTACAGGTTCACCGCGATTCAACTCAAAAACTTGTAACAAGTCAGTCAGAGGATCTCCTGCTTTTAGAGCTTGTCCAGGATTTACAATTGCAGTTGTACCTACCGGAAACTGATAAACATGTTGATCTGTAATAACGTTGAGGTGCCTACTGTCGGTAACTACAGTTTCGACTGTTTCGCTTGTTTCGACTACTAGAGGTACACCAAAAGCCGCAGCAATCGCTAGTTGCTGTTGGCGGATGGCCGTACCTGCGGTAAAGGCGTCAAAAATTGCGTTGATAAACTGTTTGTAACTTTCACTTGTTTGCAGCTGTAGTCTAAGCGCGTAACCAAACTGTTCGTAGATATACTTCCAGTCCCACTGTCCTCGATACAACCAAAGCACAAGCTCTGTATCGCTAACCTCGCCTACCGCGTTTAGTAGTTCACGCTTAGCAATTTTAGGGTTGCTAAAAGGATTCTCTCGAAAAACTATCTGATCGGTTGTCAACAAATAATCAATGCCTTCAATTAGCTCTACAGAAGGATCTACTAATCGGTTAAAGACAGTTCGGACGTTAACCAAATCCGCAGGTTTGGCGACGGCATAATGTTGAGTTGAAGCAACCGGTGCACCGTAATAAATTTCCGCGTCATTGCTATACTGGTAAGCAGATCCAGTTAGATATTTCGCGATACTAAGCGACGCGGCATTTACCTGAGACTGCCTAATGGTAAGAGCATACCAGTTGTCCTGGTGATAAAGCGGCACGTTAAATCGCGAAACGCTATTGATGAGTTCCAACAGTTGCAAATAAGACTGCTGTGCCATCTGCCCGGCAGTTGCTGCAAGATCTTCAAGCAAACCGTTTCCTTGATAGGTGGTTGCCCAAAAACTGCCGAGTACGTTTAGCAATACATTCGGACGATCAAAGTCATTTTGCGGGTAGCGGTACAGTGTCATCCGAGTTTTCCTGTGAAGTAAAAATTTGATCCAGGAACCACTCGATAACGTACTTTATAAAAGCAGTCAACAAAACCTGAACCAGTATCAGCAATACAGCACTACCCACAAGAGACTTGTACGTTTCTCTGCGCAACTCTTTTCGACTTGCTTTTGGATTTTTTTCGTACGCTTCTCGCACAGCTTGAGCAGCAGATCGAATTTCGGTTTGCTTTTTCAATAACTTGCGATTTTTTTTGGCGGCTCCAGGTAAACTACTTAGTTGTGCTGGGTGACAATCGTGGAGCGTGCACAGTTCGGCCGTCATTGCATCCCAGTTCATTTTGGTTTGAGCTCCAAATCAATAGGTGAGTTGTCAACCTCAATACGTATCCCGCTAGACTTTGCTGTCAAAGTAGAAACCGTTGTTTGTATTTTAACTAGACCGCAGTCTGCAATTATTTTAGCAGGCGGGTTGAACGTCATGACACCGTCTCGAATAGTGATTTCTTGTACCGGGGAAACATCCAGTGTCTTGCCGTCTTGCGTAACGATGCCGTTAAGTAGCAGTCCACGTAACAATTCGTAAAGTGTTGGTTCCATTTTGATAGGGTACTTTATCAAGGGAGTAACCTCGGTTATTTGAGCGAGTTTAGTACGTTTAAGGGTAGGTAACCTTCATGTTTGTACTTTTTGCCTGACACAATAATGTCAAAGTGCGGAACTCTTTTATTTTCGTCTTTGATTTTTTCAACAAGCCATCCGCGTTGCTTTACGACGGGAAAAACTTCGCGTTCCCATTGCTCACAAGGCGGACAAGCCGCGCGATAATACCAAACTATTTTTCTAGTAGATTCCGGTTCTCTGCCAGGCTCGATAGTGGTAGGGGCTTTTGATGGTTCGTCCTTTAACTTCAAAGCTTGCGGCTCACTTTCAACTTCTGTTTTCAAGTCTTGCTCGTCAATCTTACCGTCGCCTTTACACAACGGACAAGTATCGCAAACAACACCATCTCCGACTTTTCCTACACCACACTTGCCCGGAGGATCATTACATTGTGGGCACTTGTCACCTACTTGTAGCTCATCCGGGGTTACAGGTGCGTCAGGCACTAGAGCACTATACTTTGCAATCAGCGCTGTCGCGTGTGCATGGCTCGTCGAGCCTGCCTGCGTTGTGTGAGTCTTCGTCACACAACCCGGACAAAGCAACAACGACATAAAAATTAAAATGCGCATAGCTATCCCCACAAAGAGAGACCCCAATTTTCAATTTTTTGTCGTTTCCAGCCGTTGAACCCGGCATAGACCAGGCGTTCTCGTTGCTTCCAATCCTTCCAACGAGCCCAAAAAGAACCCTTTGGAATCATGATGTTTCCTGTCTGCGGATTAACAATGTCAAGTTTAATCCACAAGTCTTTCTTGTCTGCAGGTACATATTTGGCGCTGTCTCGAATATCTCGAGGACCTTTATTCCAAACTGCCCAACTGTTTAATACAAGAACCAAAGGACCACCATAAAGCTTCTTAGTGTCTTCACGATCGTCCGCACCAATTTCTGCCATGGCGTGAGCCCAGGTTCCGCGCCTGCACGCAACACCGTTAGCGTCTCGCGTGTTGGAAAACCCTTCTCCACCGCACGTAGACAGGAATCGACCTTGACCAAGTGCGTCACGCGAGGCCTCAAAGGTTGACACACGAGCTGCGGTACGAATCAAGTTACGATTCAACACTTTTGTAACCTCAGGCGGTGGTTCAGTTTTGCCCCACTTGCCTGCGGTTGCAGCGCTATACTTTGTAAGATCAATTCCAAACTCTGGATAGTTTTTACGGATAACGCCACCGCATTTGCTCATGCTGATGTTAGCAGCGGCACCACAAAACCAACCGTCGCCTCCGTGATTTCGGTACCAATAAACAGCTTCAGTTGAGAAGGCACCATTCTTTACGCCTAATGTTCCAATCTCAGGAAACGCTTCTAGGTGACCGGAAACTTCATCTGGAGCGTTAGCGATGACATCACCAACCATCGTGCCGAGCTTAGCGTTCTTGTCGCTATGGCTGACACAATCCCCGCGACCTTGTGCAGGACCAGGCCAAACACCGGGAAATTGCTCCATCACGTAAATGAATGGAATTACAAGCTGACCGGCAAAAGCGTCTGCCCAACCAAAGGCTTGAGCAGCAGCTTCTACATCAGAATAACCACCGGTTGCTCGAGATAAGTCTGTAAACTTGTCGTACTCTTCCGTGTCTAGATAGCAACCAGCGTAGCCGCTGTCATAGCGAGCGATCAACTCGTTAATCGGAAGCGTGACACTTTCTTTTTCTTGCCAAGCAAAAGTGCCCTTTTGGTAAATTTTCATTGCGCACTCCTTATTGCTGCAAAGCCCAACCGACGACGTAATACAGATCGCTCAGTTTCGTGCAATCGTCTTTTGTTAGCGGTCTAGGGTGCTCTCCAATTACTTTTGAGAACAACTTGTCTACCGCAGCAGAAAAACCAGGGAACGCGCCAGCTAGCTCTGGGTACTTTTTGCCGTAAATCGCAAGGAGGTCTTTGTTGAAGTCGACAACCTTGTCTGAATTTACATTTACGTCGGCTAACGCCCACATGTCGCTCGCCCCTAACCAAAGGTCAGAGGCAAGTAGTTTTTTTTCTTTACTGACCGTAGCCGCTTTGACCAGTGCAAGAATTTCGGAAGCTTCTTCAACAAGCGCTTTGTCTGGTGCAACAATTGCGTCCGTAGGTTTATTTATCTGCTCAACGCTGGCTGTTGGCCAAAAAAGCAAGAGCAAACCAAGAACACCACAAACTAAACCAACAACAGAAGGTTTCATAATAGTTTTCCTAAGATTTGTGCCGCTGTGAACTTGCCATCTGCTGTTTCTAAGGTCGGCGTGCGAGCTTGGCTTCAGCTTTAGCTGCTTCAATTTCAGTCATCCCAGCTTTTGCGTATTCCCACCAAACCTGCGGCCCAGCGTTTGGTGCGGTAGCTTCAATAATTTCAAGGTGCTCGATAAAACCAGCAGGAGGCGGCGAGTCACTAGTTCGCGTGGTTTTTGCCGGGGATATCGGCAATTGTGGTGCTTTTGTTGCAACAGCAACCGCAAGTTTCCGTAGTAGCGGCAAAACGAAGCTGAAAAAAGCAACAGCAACAAGCACCCCGGCCAACACATCCTTAATCAAGCTGCTGGCAGTTTCGAGATCCAAAGTCATCAGTTGAGCCAAAAACATAAATTAATCCTTATTTCTTACAGGTGATTATTAGACGCTGCCCCAAATGCATTTCGACAGCAAGTTCGTTTCCGATTTGCTTAACGCCGCGCACAGGAGCAGGATTACAATTTGGTCCGTACAACTTCTGTACGCGCACAATATCGTCATCTTGTTGCGGCGCAGCGATAAAGGGGTTGTAATAAGGAGCCATCAAAGCTCCTAACTTTTTTGAATGAGTCAGGCCCAGTAAATGGCCAAACTCGTGACAAGCAACATTCAACATTTGAATCCCTCGTTGCTTAGGTTGAGTTACCCAAGTTTCGTCGAGGTCAAACTTCATTGTAAGTTGATTGTCGTTGCCTGTTGGTAAATAAGCCCAAGCCAGCGTTCCTCCACGGCCATCAAAATTATGCTGTGGACCTCGTCCAGTAGCAATAACAATATCGGCTTTAGCTGCCGACTTCGCAGGTGAAATGTGCAAACCGCAAACGTCATCCCAGGCCTTAAAAGCGGCAACAATGATTTGTTGTTGTACGTTTTTTGTGACCCCTTCAACGTGCTGCGCGATATAGTACGTCAGCCCCTGTTTGTTCCAACGATCGCGTTTTTCTGCAGTAATTTCCTGCGCGCGAATAAATTTAAGGTGCTCTTTGTTGCCCTTGTCTATGTGATCGGGACAGCCGCAACGCGGACACTCCATTGCTCGAAGTGTTTTGTGGTCAACAACACCGTCGGCCTTGAGTCCAAACATACGCTGAAAGGCTTTTACGCCTTTTTTAAGATCTTCGTACGAGACATTCTTAATAAGTTCGGCACTGATGTAACCAAAGAATAACAAATAGTTGACGGCAAACGTCATCTCTTGCCTAGATGTTTGGTCGCTTCCGTTCTTCTTGAACAAACGAACTGCTTCGGCTCGTCCTTTAGCCTCTGTTGTCATAATTTAACCTCCTGTCTTATCTAGCTGTCGGGATAGTAGACGCGACACTGACCGTCACATTAGCAGCCTCTGCATAAAACTGCACCGTCTTTGCCGTCACCATCTTGGCAGGCTGTTCCGGAATCACAATGGTATCGGAATCCCTAAGGTATTGTACTGTGCCATCCGGGTTGCGGATACGCCCAAATATGTCAAGATCCGTCACTGAAAGGTTATCTTGCAGGAAATTGTGTATCGCATCTACGATTCGAGAGCCATCTAGTCGGCCGATGAAGTCAGTTTGATTGATTACTGCAACTATTGCATTCCGGATACCGTTTAAGTCCGGTTCAGCGTCACCCGCCGCTTTATTGATAACCAGATTTACCTGCACAAAACAAGGCACCGGCGCTTTTATCAAGGCATCTGCAGCGTAACTTCGAATATCGCGGCTACTTACCAAGGCTTGAATTTCCTTGATTAACGGTGTACCAGTGATGTCGCACACGTAACTAGCGGTAGCCCCTACAACTAATCCGGTAGTTGGTGTAGCTGTGTCGGTAAACCGAATAGTTGTAGTTTGGTAAGCAGTATAGGCTCCTTCTGTCACGTTTATGATGTCAGGAATGAAATCATTGCCAGTTAGATCATTACCTCGCTGATCTAGGATGATTTCAAATCCGGAATTTAAGTTGGCATCTACCTGCCTGCGTATTCTGGAAACCTCATAAAAGCCCGGCGAAACGTTTTTGTCTAACGAAAATTGCCAAACACTAGTCGCACTAGAAACGGAAACGCAGGTTGCCACAACTGTATGCGCCAGTCTTTGAAGTGCCTCTTGTCCTCGAATGTACCAATCAACCCGTCCGCCAAAACTGATAGGAAAAATTGTATGCTGATCCCGCAACATCTCAGGATCACCATATCCGACAATGGACTGGTTAGTTACAGACTCAAATTCTGGAATAGATCTTAAGTAAGCCCGCATGTTTGTGCGGTTAGATAAAGCTTTTGCCGCGATACCTAGTTGCAACTCTTCCAGCAGTTGACTGTTAGTTTCAGTGTTCGTGCCGTCAGTAAACGTGGAAGTAGCGTAACTAGTGACGTAACCAGCTATTGAACGATCAGGAACAATCAAGTCTCCCGCGTTTAACTTTGCTTCTGCACCTACGTCAACAGCTTCAACAGTAATAGTAAATGCCCAGTTTCCATTACTAAGCTGCACTAGAAGCCTGTCTGTATCACTTGAAACCTGGTTTGCTGAAGTTCTAGAAATGAATGTTGCCGTGGAAGTATAGCTTTGCCCATTAGCTTCAAAGGTCATTCCATTAGGCACAGTAACTGAACGGGCAGCGTCTAGTTCAATAGTCACTGGACCAGTTGCTTTAGTTCCTAGCTTCCTATTTACACCCCAATTCGACAACACTTCGTTAACGACTTCTTCGTCAGCAAGAGTCGGGTCTGCTTGGATTTGCTGGAGGCTGCGAGCAGACTGATATCGTTGCAAGTTGGTACGAATAGCAGCTTCAAGCACGGCATGATAGTAAACCAAGGTATCTTTGAAAACACCGCGTTTCAAATCTAATTCAGGATTCAACTCTTGAAGCTGAGCCGCCAACCTGTCCAACAGTTGTTGGACATCTTCAGCGTTAAGTGCATTTAATGCTGGCACTTCAAAATCAGAAATAGTCAAAGCCATGTTGAAATCCTCAAATTGCGATAACGCGGAGCGGATAGACTACAGTACGAGACTCTCCCGCTCGACTAGTTACTTGAATGTTCAATGTTGCCTGGTCACCAAAAAGAGATGCAGACAACAACTGAGCTTTTAAGTAGCGTTCATCGCTCGGATCTGTATTTAATTCTTCCAGCATTAAGTTGTTTTTTAATTCAAGCTCGGCAAGAGAAAATTCGCTGAACAAGTCTTGTGACGTGCGAACTATACCTGCGCGTATTCGGGTTAGAAAAAACGTACCTCGCGCCGGTTGATATTCCAATGAACCACGTTCTGTAAGCAACTCCAATAAGAAACGTTGTACTAACTTTTGAATGCCTGCAATTAACGCGCCTGATTGTTTCGGTAAAACTAAAGCAGGAATTAGCTGTGCCTCTCCTAAGGCTTTAGCTCCATTAAAAGCAAGTAAATCAACCGTCCGGCCTGCATAATCACGCACAGAAGCTGAAAGTAATTTAGCCATATCAATCAGCTCCTTGCTTTAATAGCGTTGTGAAGTATTTCAAAGCTTGACCTAAAAACGCACCGTTCGGTTGTCCATGACCCCGTTCACGACTGGCTACGTGAGCCACAGCTCTTGGAAAACTTTGTGAGACTCTGGCGCGATATGCTCTTTCTGCTTGCATCATGTAATCAATTTGCAAAGGAAGAACCACATTATCACCAACATTACCTGCATTTCCGGGCGTGTAGGCTGCAATCAACTGTTTTTCTGCTTCATCGGTTTGAAAAGCCTTATGGATTGCAATTAGGTCTTTTTCTGTCTGTAGTGCACCTTCCCACTTGGGAGTACTATCGTCAGATGGCTTTCCTTGATCGGCTTTTACGTCCGCGGTGTTTTCCGCAGAATGAGAACCTTCAGTCGCCTCTTCTGTACTAACTTCCGGTCGAAACCAAGGGACAGCATCACTAATAGTGCGCTGGAGGTATGCTTCTTCCTTTAGTTTCGCAAAATGTTCAATCACTTTTTGCAGATTCTTGTCAATGACTGCTTTTTGTAATCCTGGCGTTGGCGGCGGCGGAAGTGCTGGTGTTGTCATTGGTTACTCGGCAATGAAAGGAGAAAGATCTTGTTCTTGGTTTAGTAACGCCTGTATGCGTGCTTTTCTTTGAGTGATTGCTCCAGGAGATCGTCCTAATACTTTTGCAATTTCTTGATTTGAGCGTTTAGATTGTCCGTTTAGTCCGAGAGACATCTCAAGAATTTTCTGATCTATAGGATTCAGATCTTGATGTACGATTTGAACCCATAAGTCAGAAGCTTCATTGTGAAAGCCGGGTAACCTACCAGCGGTGCCGCCAGACAACGGGTCGATTGTTTCAATTTGACCGGAAGTCATGCCAGGTTGGTAAGTTCGTATCTTAGTTAACCGCTGTGGGCTAACGCCTAACCGATTGGAAAGCTCAGTATCTGACGGCTCTCTTCCAAGCTCATCGGCCAATTCTTGTTGATAAGCCCTTAATCGCTGACTTTCGAGCAAAATCTTTTCAGGGACGCGCAACACGTTGTGCTGTTGCTGTGTTACGCGACGCAAGCCTTGCATGTGAGTAAGCAAGTGCGATTGTATTCTTGAACGCTTAGGGTCGTATTTGCGCATAGCGTCTAGCGCCATTAGTCGTCCGCGACTAGCCGATAACGGACTATCTCCTCCGTACATTTTAATGCCCTTCTGAACGACAGGATCAATTGCCTGCAAAAATGCAGCATTACCTTCTGGCGTTTGATTTTGTTGCCAGGTTTCGTATGCCGGACGGTATTCGTCTTCAAGGTAATCGCCGTTCATGAAACCACCGGAGGTAAAGAAAGTTCAGGAACAATAGGAGCGTACTTGAAATAGTTTTGCCCAAAAAAGGGATGTTCGTCTAGAGAAAAACGATCAGTCTCGTTTTCTTTAGCCGTCCGCAAATTTGTCAGTTCAAAAGTAGTCACAGCAGAAGCTTGTTCTGCGTTAATAGAAATTGTAACGCGCGCTACAAATCCCAGCATGTCTGTCGCTAAAGTATCCACGCCTGCGGATAGCTGGTTACCTTTTGCAGAAATCAATATCGTAGTTCCTGGAGCAATATCAAATCTAAGCTTACCAACTAGCGTTCCTTCTCTACCGCGCAAAGCTTGAGTGGCATACATCATTTGAGCGTATTTGCTCATACCAGTGTTCCATTCTGGAACCTCAGAGCCTATATCTCTGTCGACAGCAATGTCATTTACGCCTACAGCATCGTGTGACACGTCGTTAAGTACTTTAGTCACATCAGCATCACCTGTAACTGCTTTAGGGTCAAAGTTAGCAAAATCTTCTAACCAAGGTGGTGCATTTACAAAAAGCCACATACCGTCAGTAACTGGCGGACCATTTTTAGCTGACGCAACAAAAGCAGCACCAACGCATTGTTTTGGGTCTTTGTCCGTTAATGTACCCATGATGTAATTTGCCATGACACCTACACCGTACAACGGTCTCTGGCTTTGTGCACTTAGGTTAAAGTCAGCATAGTCTCCCGGAAAAATTGTAGCCTGATGCTTCCGGGCCATTGGAAGAACAGGCGCTAAGATAGCCCCACGAGCCATGGGAATAATGCCAGCACCAAAACCAGGAAGTACAGAATAAATTAACGTTCCCCACATGCTTGTAGCGGCTATGGAGTTACCAATCTGACTGCTAATGACTTTAGATGCTAATTGATAACCGTTACTAAACAACAATAAAGGACAAGCACTAGCATACGGAGCCATGTAACGGCTACTAGAAAACGTAGCAATTCCTTCCCAAGTACCGAATTGCTCAATAACATTCAAAGCCCGATTATTCGCTTCAATTAAACTTATCGGACCTGTCACTACATTTTTACACCAAATACCTTGGTCATGAGTTTGCAACTGATTGTTGCTGGCAATCCAATGTAGACTCTCTAAAATAGCATTACTGAAATTGCGTTCTAATAGTGGCGGTAAATCCTGACTAAGTTTAGTCTCTGCGGTCGTATAGTATGTACCTCCAGGGCCTGCTTCTAATATTCCTTGCATAAAAGAATGAGGCGCACCTGGAACAACATCTTTACTACCACCAGAAGAGACTGATAGGTCGAAAAGTTTATTGACAAAGTTAACGATCATTGTCACACGACCAGCAGACCGCCTGTAAGTTAAACCAGAAACATATCCTTTGAAAATCACAGCATCCTTGCCCAGATCTTTTTCTCTTGCTTCCTGTGCTTTTTGCTGTACCTTTGCTTGCGGAAACTGCTTTCTAACTCCTCCAGTCCCACTGGTATCAAAGTCACCCAGCGCACCGCTCACCAAAATTTCAGCTTCTGCCATTTGTTTAATCAAGTTTACTATCTTATAGACAGAAGAATCGCTTTGTGTCCGCGCATCTCGACCTAAAGCGATTTGAGCACTAGCTGTTGGAATATCATTAAGGCCGTACGTAATGCTTATTTGTGATGCAGGCAAAAAAAATCCAGCTACTTTAACCTTAACCTCAGCGCCTGCAGTAACTAAGCCTATTTCATTTGTATTGCCAGATAGATCAACAAGAGCCCAGCTACCTGCTTGAGACATTACGTAACTCCTCGGTTCGATAGATTAGCGCCAAAACCAAACCGCCAAGCTGGTAAGCAAATTCTGGATGTTTGTTCCAGCAGTTACGAAACGTGACAAAAGGCTCTACATCGGCAACTCCAAATAGCTGCAATAAGTAAGGTTCACCAATGCTGCGTAACCCTTGAGCTATCTCTCCTAATGAAAAGGTCGGACGTAAAAATCCGCGGATAGCCCAACGTGCTGGATTAACTGTGTTAACTCGAAAGCTGTACCCAGAATAAGGTAATGCGATTATTTGACTCAAGCTGTTTGTCAGCACAACAGGTTCAGTGGTTGTTGTCGCAGGAAAACTTAAGCGTTGTACGGTAACATCTCCGTCTGCAATCTCCACTTGAAACTGGTACATAGACTGCCCGCTAGCGTCTGGCGATATTGTGCTGCCAAGTAAGGTAAGTTGCCCCGTTCCTTGTGTACGTTTTATTCTGGGTTGAAACAAATTTTCGTGAATCAAGTCACGCGAAACATCGTAGGTCAATCTTGGATCTAACGCTGACACATAATATTGCAATTCAGTCGCTGCAATTAGTTGTAGAAGCTGGGCTGTTCTGTAATTCAGCATAGCCCTATCGGGGCTAGCGCCAAACAAACGCATGCGAAAAATATCCAAGTAAGTCGGTAACTCTATTTGAGCATAATCAGCAGGAATCAATTCATCTCCAGGATAATCTGGAAAATAACCGCTAGTACCTGACAGATTTACGAGTAACGTACGAGCATGATTGAACATATAAATCCTCGTCAAACTCCAGGCAGCGTCGCAAGAGTCAATTGGAACTGAATAGTACGATGCAGTGGGTCTTGTACATCACCACTAAGCGCAGTCAAAAAACCTTCAAAAGATGAGTCTAAACCAATAGTTGCAGTTATCGGTAACTTACGCGCCGCAATTCTATTCCTTTTGTACCATTCATAAAGAAGCTGAAAACCGTGTTTTGAATCTTGCGCCCCTATAAATGCTTGTTGCGTATTTTGTGCTCCCCGTACAGCTTGAGGACAAGCTTGAGCAAAGCTTAAACCGTGTAGCACAATTTGCCCCATGCGATCGCCAAAAACATAAACATACACATCGTTTCCAACAGTATGCAAAAATTGAAAGTTACCTGCGGCAGATAGGCCTATTCGAGTAATAATTGTCTTTTGTAAGACGTAGCTAATTTCCTCATCTCCTTCAACTCTTCCAAGAGATATCGAACCGGCAGCTACTTCGTCTGTAACCGCGCTAACTCTTCCAGCGTTTTGTGAAAATACTACAGGCATTTTGGTTCCTTATTTACCTCGAAGGGTAGACACCTGAAAGTTCGCCAACATTAGCTACGCCGGTAATGTCCCCTCTGACTTCAATTGTACCGGTCAAACGCATGGTTCGCTCTTCTTCTTTTTTGACTTCTTCTTCAACGTTACGGCCGCTAACAGATTTCAACCCTTCTTCAAGTCGCTTGGTGTCAAACTTGTTTTCACCCGCCAAGTCCAAGAACTCTGTTTGCTTCATCATTCGCTCAAGCTGCTGTTCGTCTAAGCCATACTTCTTCGCTAGTGCTTTTTTGTCTTCAACAGTTTTAGTTGCAGCATACTCATCAGTAATTTGATTGAGTCTGTCACCTTTACTCATACCCTTTTCAAACAGTAGATTTCCATCTTTGTCCTTTGTAGATGCATCAATCTTGCCGACTTGCTCTAGTACGTTAGAAACCATTTGCAGATTTCTCTCGTTACTCTTACCGCCAAGATTGACCTTATCTCTAAACGCTTGACGATCTTCTTTTGTAGTTAAGCCTAAATCGTCTGCCAGTTTGTTTAGGCTTTCATTGCCCAGATCTTTTTCTCTTGCTTCCTGTGCTTCTTGCTGTACCTTTTCTTCAAGCTGCCGCATGGTTTCTAACTTTTCGTCAATCTGTTTTTCGCTCATACCAGAAGCAAGCATAGAGTCTTGCTGCGCCATGTACTCTGTTCGTCGCTTCTCAAGTAGTTCAACTTGCCCTTGGTTATCTAATCGAGTGTGGTAGATTGCAACGTCTTCTTTTTTAGAGCTATCCAGTCCCAGAGCTTTCATGCGTTCGGCTTTTTTCTCCTCGCCTGCTTTGATCGCAGCACGACTAAGTTCTACTTGTGTCTGCGCGTTGGAATCCAGTGGCATAGCTTTTAACGCATCTTCTTCTGCGCGTTTAAGTTTATGCTTATCTGCGTAAAGCTTGTTGTTTTCATCTCTCGCATTTTTCAATTCCTCCGTACTGTCGAACATTCGGAGGTTAGGATCAATGTCCTTTTCACCGCGTACCATTTTCTTATAGTCTTCTTCAGATACTCCAAGACGTGTTGCAGCGTCCTTGTCATCACGTGTATCTGCTTTAGCCATCGTTTCCAGAGAACCTAGCTGTTCTTTTGTCAGCCCAGTTAGTCCCTTCATACCTTCAGCCATTTCAACCAGTTTTTTGTTTTCTGGTGACATCTGGCTTGTATCAATCTTTTCTCCAGCAGCAATACGAGCTGAAAGGTCTTTAAGATCAAGACCAGACTCGTCAAGTTTAACGTCACTAAGAGATGCCGCTGATTCAAGTGCCTGAAGGCCTGCTGCTTGTTCTTCAGTAGCAGTTCCTTCAAACAGTCGGTTTGCTTTTTCTTGTACCGCTTCCGTAGGTTTCAACAGATTGGCATATGTTTGATCCGCAGCTCCGCCCATAGTTTTATGCGCCGAAGTCATGGTGTCTTTAGCATCTTTAGCTTGCAGCGCTATGTAGTTTCTGTAATTAGCTTCAGTCAAATTAGCGCTATCACCAACGTCAATCCCTTCAGCTTTCAACCTTGCCGCAATCTTATCTTTTTGTTCGGTCGTTAAATCTCTAAACTCTTCGTTTGCTTTAACAATACCTTCGTCTGTCATGGCCACGCCGCCCGACACAAGCATACTTCCCACACTACTGCCGTAATAACGATTTGCTAACGTTTGAAGCTCTTCTTCTGCTTGTTGGCTTTGCGTTACAGCCAACATGCCTCGAGCACCGCCACGTGCGATAACTTTATCGTCAGACAAATACTCACGTCGCTTGTCTGTAAGTACAGCCAAGTTCTGTTCTGTTACTTTCATTTGCTCTATCCCTTCGGACTGCCGCAAAAAAGCACGCGCTATCTCTCGTTTCTTTTCAATGTCAGCCGCATCAACCCCATAAAACTGCTGTTGCTGCTGTTGATCAAGGTATTTAAAAACAAGATTAGCTCGCTCTTCTGGCTTTACTGCAGCAAGCTTATTGCGTAATTCAGCGGGCAAGGAAGCCATTTTTGCCGGATCAGTGAGCAGTGTTTCCTTCTCACCAAGTTGTCCCAACGCACGCAATTGGTTTTCAGCTAACAACTGATCTTCGGCTTGATTTTCGAGCTGACGCTCTGTCTTCAAGTAATCTCGCTTTTCCGTCTCATTTAACTTGTCAATTTCTTCTTGCGTCTTTTTTGCTTGACCTTCGCCTCGACTGCGAAATTCATCGACTCGATCCTTCAATTGCTGATCGGTCGGAACCATATCAATATTAGCTCGGCGGCTGCGAATTATTGTGTCAACACTTTCAGCATCAGCCAGATCAGCAACAGTTACATTCTCACCTAATGCTTCTCGTTTTTTGGCTGCAATTTCCTCTACCGTACTTACACCGGCTCGAAGCTTTTCTCGCACTAGTGCACGAGCTTTTTCGGGAGTACTTCCTTCCCGAATAGCCGCATCGTAGACTTCTTTTGCCTCTGGCGACATGACGTTCTCAGCCGCTTTATCGGCTTCTGCTAAGGCTTTTTGCCGATCTGCAACCGCTAAAGTCCTAAGGTCTGCGTCTGTTACTTTGGTCTTAGTTGCGGCTAGTCGCTCTTCGTCACTTACTGTTCCGGTCACAGACATAGCACGAACTTGGCTCATTCGATTAAGCTGTTCGAGTTCATTTGCTGCTCTATTTCCTTCCGCAACATCTGCTTTGTTATATGTGTTTTCCTGATCTATCAGCCCCAAGCTTGTTGCAACATCGCGCGTCTGTGCAACCTTAGCGGTAAGTTTTTTGTTCTCCTCTGTAATTTGAAGTTGAAGCTCAGCTCGCTTAGCAGGGTCTGCACCTTCCAGTTGTGCTGTAAGATTTTCAACCTTGTCTTCTTGTTCTTTTACTTCTCGCATTACAGGCGTAAGCTTTTCTGCTGCTTGAGCCATATCCGCAGCAAACATATCGCCTAACAATGTACTTATGTCTGCGGTTGTACCTCGATCACCTTGTTTTTGTAGTGCCGTAAACAACCGTTGAATAATACCGCCCTTCGGTCCCATACCAGACATGGCTTCGTTCAGGCCAGCCTGTGCTGCTACAATTGCCTGCTTTTCTGCCCGACTTTCACGAACGGTTTTGCTGTTGACCTGTGCGTAACTAGTAGCGTTATACTCAAACTTACCTAATGTGTTTTCGCGCTGACCAAAACTAATAGCTGCCATGTTCAAAGCATCTTTTTCTTCAAGTATCATGCCTTGGCTAGCTGCTTCTGCCATTAATGCTTCAGCAACTATTTGATTTCTTTGTTTTGGATCTTGCAACTGCTCCATCGTTAAATCATCAAATGCAGCAGTAGCGGTACGTCCCAATGCTTTAGCTACACGTCTTTGATCGTTTGAGTCTGCGAACTGCCTTTCAATTTCGTCGTTGGTAAGTAGTACGTTTGCCGTTTCCTTTTCCAATTGTCGAGTAATTTCATGCGGCTGCTGACGATATGCTGCCATTTGTCGTTCTTGATTTGTAGCTAATGCTCGGATGTTTGAGGTACGTTGCATGAGCATCTGATTGAATTCACCGGCACCCATACCTGAAATAGCACCACGACCTATAATTGCTCGAAACTCTTCTTCACGAGTTGGTGTTTGTCGCGTAACTGCATTTCCGGCGTCATCCATGAAAGTGTAAGTTGCAGCGCCCGCATCAGAAGCAGCTAAAACTGCTTTCATTTCGCGACCAGCTGCGTTATCTGCAAATCCGCCAGCTTCTTCGATACGGGTTAATGCACCTAACGCGTTTGCCATTTGAGAACCCATACCGCGGCTAAACATATTCATTGCAGTTTGCTCTGCTTGCTCTCTGGATAGAGCTCCAAAACCGGTGGCTCCGCCGCTTTCAGAAAAAGCCATACCTGTAGTCACACCGACATTTGTTGCAGCCTGATTAAAGTGAACACCATGCTGTCCAAGGATTTGAGTATTGGCTGCGTTAGCTGCCTGATTCATCATCAGTAACTGGTCAATACTTTTACCAGACATCTGGCTCATGGCCTGCATGTCTCGAACCATTGTGTTTAATTGATTAGCGTCAAACTTTTGCATCTGCCCTGATGTTAACGCTTTCAACGCATTGATCAGTTGTGGAACAGGAGCATTAGGATTTCCATTCTCACCGAATACTTCACGCATAGCAGAGATGGAAGACACATAACCTTGAAGCTGATCTGTGATTTGACGTGCATCTGATTGTGTCAACCTTGACTGAATACCTTTGTTTTGTCGTAGATTCATCAAATCTTGGTTAGAGAGTGACTCAAGATTTTGATTAGCACCTAGCTTAACTCCTTGCTCGTTAGCTATTGCCGTTAGATCGACACCCTCGTCACGAGCACGTTGTAATGTTTCAATTGTCCTGGCTCGTAACCCACCGCGAGGTCCAACTAAACCTTCAGGCGCTAGTTGTCGATACATCTGACCAACATCACCTGCTCGCAAGCCTTGCATGCGAGCCATGTTGTCATCTGCAAACATGGTTCCAAAAACCTGTTCCACCATGTCTCGGTTAGCAGCTACACCGTAACCCATGCGCCCTGTGACGGGGTCTACTCGATAACGATTAGTCTCAAGCATTTGTGACGCCATTGCCTGAACGCTACCTCGTTCACCTGCAATCGCATCCGCAAATTCAGGGGCAAACATAGCTAAATTAGGCATGTATCCTGCTGCTGTTGCTGCAAAATTTCTAGCCGCGGCTTGTTGTTCGCGGTTAAATGGCATGCCTGCCATAGCTGCGGCTCCGCGAAGCGTTCTGTAAATTCCTTCGGTGTCTTGCGAAGAAACTGCCTGCGCCACTTGCTGTCGCATATTCAAATGCTCTCGCGTTCGATACGCCTGCATGTACGAACCGGCATTACCTATAGGCAGTATCCCTTGTTGCTGCATCGTACCAGTAAGCGCAACATTACCGGCAATATGGGCAAGTGTGCCAAGCAACCCGTACTGCTGCAAATTTAACGGAGCAATTGGCGAGACATCCGGTAACGTATTTCCAGCTATGGGAGGAGCGTAAGCTGTCTGCGCCATCTGCATCAGCATGTTGGCTCCACCGGTTGTTGCGGGAGCATAAAGCCCTGGAAACATTCCTGGCGTGCCAACCCTAGACGCTTCTTGCATCATTTGCAGTTGGAATGGATCCATCATTGTTTGCGTCCCTGCTGGTTAAATCGTTTCAATCGAATTTCTTCTGCCTTGCGACGAAAAGCTTCTTGCCGATCTTTCTCTTCTTGTTTTGACTTTGCGAAGGCTTCAGCGCTGGCGCTAGTTAAATTTTTGATTTCTTCAGCCCATTTAGCTACTGCCAATTTATCTGAAAGATCAAAACCTGCCATCTCTTGCCATAGTTCTCGGACAATCTGGTTTTGTTGTTGCTTACGTTCTTCGCGACTACGTCCATGCCAAGGCCGTAAACAACCTTCCATGTCTGCAAAAATTTCCTTTGCTTCTTTTTGTGTAGCACTAAAGTCATCGGCTGAGATACGTGGATTTGAGACCAGAGCTAACTGAAATTGGAACATGTCGCCAAGAAGTTTTTCATAACTTTTCTCGTCAAGTGTTCTAATCAGGTATCTCCATCGCTTCCACCACATCGGACTGTGCCAATCAGCATCTCGATAGTCGATGATGCCGAGCACCGCCGAACGTAGTGTTAGTGCCGCGGCTCGGTCTCGTTCCAAAAATTTGGGTTGTCAACACATGCCTCTAATTTGACAACTAGTTGATTGAATTTGTTACAGGTATGAGTAACCGTTCTTTGTAAATGTTCGGTTTTCAAAACATTTGTCAGTATGAAATCTTGGATCTGTAGCAACAACGTCGGAACATCAGGATTTGCAGCATCAGGTTCCTTAAAAACACCAGCATCACGCAAGTGCTTTTCCCAGTAGCTGTTAGCCTCTGGATGTGTTTCAGGTGTCAAACCTTCCGGAAGTTTGATCTGCATAGCAGTTTGCGCAGATGACATAGAAGTCAACTGAAGATAAAGCCGCAAGCGGTTTAGATACTCGTAATAGTCAACGGCGGTAGATATCAGTCCTGCCTTTTGAGCACGAAACGTTTCCTGGTATAGCGCATCAATTTCTCGAATTGTTAGCGTTCGGAAAGTCAGACGTAAGTGTCCGCCAAAAATTGCAAATCGCTTGCTGAACACTTTTTGACCTAACACCGCCTGGAGAAATGCAATCTTGTCTTGGTGTTCCGGCTCCGGAATAGTTGGGCGTTCTTGATCCCAGCCGCACTGTACGCAAATCTGCCGTAAAGTCCCTGGCTTCAGCTCTTGAGCCGCGGCTTCACCTTCGTCCGCTTGTTGCGGCTGTTCCGGGGCAGGTGGCGGTTCAAACTCAGGTTGAATTGTTTCTTCAAAGTTAGGAATGTTATTGTCACCTACCGGCAATACCGGCGCAGGAGTAGGCTCTAGCGATACCTCAGCTACCGGTTCCACTACAACAGCCTGACCTTTGAATTCTACTTTAGTGTCAGGTTGCGGTGGCTTGATATGACCAAGCTCAATAAGCAAGTCCTCCAGCGTTTTGCCTTTCGCTTGCGCAATTTCTGCGAGAAGATTTTTTTCCTCGTCAGTTATTTTGTTTAGATCCATTCTCGTTTCCTTTTAAAGTGTGTAGTTGCCGTCACATACTCGTTTTTTCCAGTCTTTGAATTTAGGTTCTTCATATTCTTCACGATGACCGGATCTGCTCTTGGCTCTGTCTGGGCCGAACAACAAGAAACCATCGTATTGAAGCATCGTAGGATTATCGACCCAGTGTAACTTGCCAGGCCAAGGATAAAGTTTCTGACCCTGATACTGCACAGGCTTTTCTGTCCAGGCATGCGGCATCGCTTCGGCTAAACCTGTACGCTCTAGCTGCTGCCAACGAGACTCGAGTAGCGCAAACCCTGTCGAACCGTAAGTGTAAGCGTAGCCGCGACTAGACTCGTCGCGATAAGAAAAACCTAACTCGTTTTCAAGTAACTGAGTATTTCCTGGCTCTTTATCTTTCCAGTAAAAGTCAGGATAAAACGATGGAAACAAACCGGTGCCAATTTGCGTAATCTTATCTGAAAACGAAGCAAAAGCCGAAATAAAGGCATTAACCCCTTCTGGGATTTTAGCTGTCTGGCTGTCACCAATAGTTGGAAAGCCGCCGCGACAAGCCATAGAGCTTAGAGCAAAAATCGCGCCTTTGGCATAAACACCTCTATCTACACCTAAGTTGCCGCCTTTAACAATACAAACATCTTTATCCATTACGGTGGGTCCGTGAATTTTAGAAAAATCTGGACCTAAGTAATTGGATTCCGTCATCGTAATTTCGTCTTGTCCGCGAGGAGAATGCCAAAGGCCTAGTCCTTCTGTGTTAAAAAATGTGTGCCCCAACGCATAGGACACCATACGCGAACGTCCGTTGGCACAGTCAATGACTAGGTCTCCTGTACCTTCTGCAAATTGGGGCGATGACCCTACTGGGCTTGGAGAGCCGTCTGGGCCTGGAGGGCCGTCTGGGTCTGGAGACTCCACGCCAGTCCGAATATACGCCGTTTTACTTAACAAATTAACAGAGCCACCACGGCTGAACAGTACGATACCTGAGCCCTGTATTTCTTCACCAATTTTCTTCTTGTAATCCTGCTTAGTGCCCTTACCTTTAGACTCAATCAAGACAGTGCCTTTACCGCTGTTACCGCCGAGTACTTGCACGTTGCGTTCAGCTTTAATGCGAACATCTGCTTCGCTTGACGAAACATCAACAGATCCTTTTGCTCGAACAATTGCTTCGTGCGCCAATGTGACTACCCGGGAACCTGACATAAGCATCACGTCACCACCAGCTTCAAGCCGTATTTGTCCGCCTGCCATGGTTATTTGAGAACCGTAACCGTCGGCAATTGTGATACTGCCGTCTTCATTCAATGTAAAAAATGAAGCAGTGTTGTAGTAATTAACATCTTGGTATCTGTCGTCAATTTTCAACTTTTGAGGTGTAACAGAGACGTAGGCTTGGCTCATATTTCCGCGGTAAAACTTGACCTCATTTAGCGGACTATCATTATCGCCTTCTTCAGGATAAGCATAGTCTTTGGTGTGGTAATAAAACGGGTGTGTACTTTTCCAGTTAAAATGCCGCGTCAGCAAGTCAATAACGCCCGCAGGACGAAGCATGTTCGGAGTTAGACTTACAGCGGCATCGTTCCATTCAAGCACCTTGTGCTTTCGTCCAGAACCGTACAAACCACTGAAGCGGTAATCGTTCTGGACAGATAGATCGTCGCCCTTTGCATCTTCGGCTAGACGCTTACGTGTTGGGCTAGGTATTACAGGATACTTAGCAAATAAAATTTGCTTGGCGGAACGAATTCCGTAACTGCCGTCTAAAGTCAAAAATTCATTGAACAGGCCAATGTCTTTTTCTTTATCTGTGTTGGTTCGTAACCTTGGTCCATCCTCTTTCGCAGGCTTAACTAACGTACGATTAAAGCCCTGACCTAAGTACCCGGTATAATCGGATAATCGATAGACGGGAGAAATATCTTGATTTTCAAGGTCTTCTTTGGCAAACGGAAATTCTCTGTCAAGCTGTACTTTTTTTGCTTCATTTTCTTTTGTGAATTTTTCGCCAAAGCCGTACATCCCTACAGCTTCCCAAGGATAAGTCGCGTATCCTCGGAAAGAAAGAAGTTCACCTTCGTCGTACTGCTGCGTTACATGTTCGCAGTAAGATTGAATTTGAAGCGATAGACCAGCCAGCTTGGCATAACTATCAAAGTAGTTTAACCATAAACCGCAAGCCTCGTTTGCTCGAAGATAAGCCTGAAACGAATCAATCAACAGACCGATGCCGGTCTCTGACATTCGCACATATTCACCTAATGCTCCATCCATCGGTCGACCGCAAGACTGAGAAACCCAACCGTGAGCTGCGGCCGTTGCTTTTGGAATATTGCGGTAAGCTTCTACCTTTTTAGGTCCTGAGTTACCGCCTTGCTGTATCATGTCCGACGCGTTAAACAAGTCTGTCACAGTCGGATGCGGAAGTACTGCAATGATGTAAGCTAGCCCAGCATTTGCAGGTTTCCAAACTAAAACAGATGAGTTTGGAGGAATAGCATCGCCTGCTTTAACCCCTAAGGGACTATGAGAATTACGCGCTGCCGCGGTAGCAATGCAAGAGCCCTGACGACCTGTCAGTTGAATCTTGTAACAATGAATGTATGGCATCGCTAAAACAACACGACCAACACGTAACGGAGTATCCTCCGAAATGTTGGCTTGTTGCATTGCTGCGCTGAGATGCGTATCGCTTACCTGACCCCCAGTCATTAACTGGGTCCAAGAATCCTGCGATTCATGTGCTACCATAAGGTCATGAATCTGACCTTGATCGCTTGGTAGAACGCCAAGACTGCGTTCATTATAGACCGCAGGTTTACTGTTGGCATTTGCGCCATGATTTATGCTCATATTTATCTCACCTTACGGTGCGTTTGGAGCTTTTAGCTCAAATAAGAAAGGCTGGCCCGGCAGGGCCGAGCCAGCCTCCTAAATTCCGGAATTTACTTCCAGCGTAGATTTAGCCTTAAGCTTTGTTGCACTTCATGTTGGCAAACATGAGCGTGATGTTTTCATTCACGATCATATCTTGCGATCCGACTGACACGCCCATGTTAGTCATCACAGCGGCTTCAATCGTGTACTTCACCGAGCTGAACGGTTCGGTGCCGACGGCGTTGGCGAGGGGCAGCTTCTTGGTCGGTCTGCCGGTGGTGCCCTGCGAACCGCAGCCACCCTGGAAGGTGAACTGCAAGTCTTGAGGCGAGCAGACGTTGCCCATCATCTCGTAGAAATCGCAAAGCGCACCGGACTGGGGTCCGAGCACGCGAGCGATGGTCGCGTTACCCTGGGTACGACCACCTACGT